GCAATCTTCACAAGTCTTTTATTTAATCTTAGTTCGTCAAATAAATCCAGATACAAAATTGAAATCCTCCGAGTTTCGTTTTTTATTATATTATACAATATAAAAGGCCGGGGTTTTAAGCCGGCCTAGAGTTTTACAGCGCATAACTTACCTTAAGCTCAGCAAGACAACTCTTAAGGTACTTATAAAGCTTCTGATTGTTAGCTCTCTCAATCGCATCGAGAACCGTAGTAAGTTTCTCTTCTGAAATGTGATAACGTCTCATAAAAGAACTCTTATATGTAGCCGGAAGCTTACTTACAATCTGAACCAGCTTATAGGGCCAGAACTCTGAGCTGTGCTCAGTATATCTATAAGTCTCACCGTCGGCATTAGTGGTCTTAATAGTTCTTTTAGAGTGTCGCTGTACGTCATTGAAAGCAATATTATCAATTAAGATAGCTTCAATGATTTTATTACGATTGATATAGTTCTGAACCAGCATCATAACGTCATCAGCACTAGTGTCGAAGCAGTCGTCTTCATCCTCAAGCATATCACCGAGAGTCTTTGCCTCATCATCAGAATCACCGGCAATCGGAGCGTCCATACTAGTGCAGTAGTTTACAGCCTTCTTCTTATCAAGCCTGAGATCATAGTACTTCTGAAGCTTAATAGTATCAATACACTTATTGATACACTGCTGTGCATTAAGTTTCTTAGTCTCGTCTCTCCAGCCTCTGTACTTACAAGCGTACTCGATTGCTTCATAGAGCCACCAGAAGAAATCTTCGTACTCGAGACAAGGTGCAACAGTATTCTCTCTGTACATCTTATCAATCTTATACCAGAAGCGAAGAATAAGTGCCGAGATATAAATGTTCTTCAGCTGTTCATTACCAGTGTCAGTTGCGTCGCAGTAAGCATCGGCAAGTTCGTCGATAGAATACTGCTCATAGGGCTTTACAAGTTTGCGGGCCTGCTCAATCAAATCTTTCTTAGTATCATTTAGCATATGTATATCCTCCGTTTATCTTTCGTATAATACATTATAACACATTTTGTGACAAAAGTAAACCCCTTTTGGCATATGTTTACAAACTATTCACAAATTAGTAATGCTCATAATACGTTATTCCGTTATCATCACAGGTAATAGAATACCCAGAGTCAGAACGGTCTGCAAGCTTAATAAAAGCTTCCATCAAGCAAGCAAGTTGACGAATCTCAGAGCAGTCTACCTTACCCTCATCCGTGCAAGAGAGCTCAGCAAAGCCGAGGTACTCGAGGTCGTCAGCATAAATATAGTTGAAGTCTTCGACAGCTTTATCCATCTCGATAACTTCGAACTTAAGCTGAGACAGCCAATCACAGAAAGCTCTGAGTTCATCACAAAGTTTATCGAACTCACGAACGAGCTTAGTAAACATCTGAAGCTCAAAGCGGTTTTCTTTTACCGTATATCCGTAATAACGACACCATTCCTTATACTGAGAATAATCATCATTATCAGTTATAGAGCAAGGAAGAACATCACCACGGTCGTCTTTGTTATAAAGAACAAGATAACCACCGCTTCTTCCATTGAAGCCGACAACGTAACCGGGATGCTCCCTCTCCCATTCTCTGATTATATCGTTAAGTACTTCGTACTCTCCGTTATTAAGAAGATTAAGAGCAGTCCAGCAGTCTCCGCTGAGATTAAGTCTATGTACCTTTACGTTGTTTGCAATAGAATAAACTCCGTTCCAAGAGTTCATAGTAGGGTATCTGAAGTGGTCCTTAAGAAAATTGAACATTTGCTTATCGTTTGTAATATCAATTCCAGTCTGGTAAAACATTATGTAGTCCTCCTCAGTGCTCAGCAATAGTAATATAGATTTCGTTGGTCACATCTGCAAAGTCCCAATCAATCTCGAAGTACTCTTCAGCCTCGGAACCATAGACTCTGGTACGAGACATGTTGTACTCAAGCTCCACATGGTCATCGGACTGAACAACCTCGTCATAGCAGACATCCTTACACTCTACAAGACCTTTGAGAGCGTCAGACTTAGAAGTATAAACTCCGTGAACTCCGCAAAAAGCTTTAGAGTTTCCAACATCGTCCTGTCCAGCCGAGCCCCAACAAACAATATAAAGTTTTTCCATTTTACTTTCCTCCAAAGTATCAGTGTTTCTTACGTATATATTATATCACAAAAAGGTCGATTTGTAAACTGACAAAACAACCGAAGTTTTCAAAATTATTTTATTTATTTCTGTGCAATATGTAGAGACACCATAAGGAAGAGCCGATTAAGAAGGTTTATAGAAGTTAGGCAATTAGAATAAAAATATTATAATGCTCTTCCCTATGAGTCTACGGAAAAACGTTTGGCTTTAATGGTTGTGTATTTAGGATACAAGTCTATTATATAATAAATGAAGAGTTTTGTAAACCCTTAAATAATAAGTTCGCAGTGGTAATAGTTGCCGTCAGCGTAAGTAACCTTCGAAATAATCTTATAGAAGAGAATAGCCTTGTTGACTTCTTTAACAAAGTCGATTCCAATAAGATCATTCTTATTGAAGTCTCTTAGCAGTTTGCAGGGAATCTTAAGAGTGCCATCATCGAGGAGTTCATAATCTTCATCAGCAAGAGCTACTATATTCTCTTCATAGTCGGGACCGTACTCATCATCAATCCAAAGGTCTCTCGAATAGATAGTACCAATATTTATAGTACCTTCATCGTCAGGATCAGCCACTACAGTTTCAACTTCAATAGAGAAGTACATAGTAGACTTATCAAGTTTCTCATAACCGATCTCATCGAGTGCTACTACAGTAACTTTCTCTGCACAAGCGACGGCTTCATCAGGGTTAACAAACTCTCCAACAAGAACTTCGGTATCGGTAGGCTCGTCCTCATCATTGTAGCCGAGTGCCCATACTTCGTAAGTTACTTCAGAGTCTTCAGGAATATCCTCGATGTCCTCTACGATAGAATCCATAAGCTCTTCATTCTCAAACAATTCTTTTACGTTCATAATATGTACCTCTCTTAAATTTTTCTTACATTTATATTATAACATATTTTGTCAGATAATGTGCTAACAGACTGTAAATAAATTGTTAATAATTATTTGATGCGCACCCAACCAACAATATCACAATAATAAAAGCTTGTGGTAATATCAGTCTTAAGCTCAATCACGTCGCTCACTGATAAAGAGTGTCCCTTAAAGTCTGCCGGCATTCTCATGTTAAATACATGAAAGATAATATCACAAATCTCGGTAGCAGTCTTTGCTTCTGCATCGAACTCTCCCTCTCCGAGGCACTCGTAATCCTTGAAATTAAACTTCTTAGGATCATAACCTCTGAAAGCATAGTCAGTATTTGCGATGTCCTTAATCTGATGAATCTTATATGTAATCATATTTTAGTCCTCCATGTAATTGGGTTTATACTTAGGCTTTCTCTTTCGGCGGTCGTCAAAGACCTGAGCTTTGTTCTTTAGCCGGCTAAACTTTCTATCAGGGTTAGGAACTGAAGCAACATCGATCGTAAAGCGAATAATGTTGTCAGGCTTCTTAGCTCTGACTTCATGCGTTCTTTGTCTCATCTGTTTTCCTCCTCACATCTTTCCATTGGTCATATCCATAATCGTCATGAGAACTTCATTTGATGGATTGGGATCAAGTTCCATCCACTCGTCTGCGTAGACATGAGTGCTGCCGAAAGAGAATACATGATTCACATCGATGTAGGCAACTAAAGTTTTATTGCCTCTGTCTTCGAGAACGAGGTATCTCTCCTCACCAGTCTCACGAGGTCCGAGCCACTCGGGCTTTGCTTTGATAATGTCACCAACATTAAATTTACTCATTTTAATTTCCTCCGTTGTTTTCTTACATTAATATTATATCACGTTTCGCGCGATTTGTAAACCGACAAAACCAACAAAGTTTCAATAATTTTTCTGTGTGCTTTTGTGCAAAATAAAAATAACGTTTGTTAATATAAACGAAATATAGGGTTTCGTCAATAATAACAAACGTTAATCTTTTTATTCATATAATATAAGGTCGCCGGTTCGGAGAGTTTCTTTTAGGTCGATAATTCTTTGGTTCGAAGATCCGCGATATTTCAGTCTAAGGTCTTTTAGTTCTTCTACGAATCTACCGTCGACTACTACATCGATTCCGGAATCTACTAGACCCTCTAATACTTCTTCTAACAAGTAGCCGGTCCAAAGCCAAACAGTTTTATCCGGATACACTTCCTTAAATCTTCTGGCAAGTCGACATACCTCAGCAAGGTTCCTAGGGTGCAAGGGTTCTCCACCAAGAATACTCAGTCCGCTAATATGATCCGGCTTAGCGAGTTTGAGGATACTAGTTAAAATATCCTCAGTAAACTCCTTGCCATGATCAAAGTTCCAAGTTTCCGGGTTAAAGCAGTTCTTACATCTGTGCTCGCAGCCACTAACGAAGAGACTGATCCGGCAGCCAGGGCCATTAGCAATATCTAAACTTCTAATCTGACTATAATTCATTAGCACCCACACTCATGACAGTCCATATGAACGAAGCGGTCTTTAATCTCTGCAGTTCTGCCTTGGTTAAAGAACTGAGTTCCGATGTAGCCACAAGTTCTTCTAGCAACATTCATCTTGCTTTGGTCTCTGTTACCACAGTTAGGACACTCCCAGACAAGCTTACCCGACTCATCTTCTACGATCATGATCTCACGATCCCAGCCACACTCCTGACAGTAGTCTGACTTAATGTTGAGTTCCGCATACATGATGTTATCGTAGATATACTGGATTACTGTAAGTACTGCTTCGAGGTTATTCTCTAGGTTCGCACTTTCGATGTAGCTGATTGCACCGCCGGAAGAAAGTCTCTGGAACTTCGCTTCTACCGCAAGCTTTTCGAAAGGATCTATCTCTTTAGTTACATGAACATGATAACTATTAGTAATATAGTTCTTATCTGTAACTCCGGGAATTTCGCCCCAGCGCTTCTGCAAGCACTTAGCAAACTTGTAAGTAGTGCTCTCAAGAGGGGTTCCGTAGATTCCGAAGCCGAGATAGAGTTCCTTGTTCCACTCATCGCACTTCTTGTTCATGTATCGCATGATCTCGAGTCCGAGTTCCTGGCCTTCTTCGGTTAGAAGGTCCTTACCAATAAGTTCTACCACACATTCCCACAAACCAGCGTATCCAAGTGAGATAGTCGAGTATCCGCCAGTAAGAAGCTTATCGATAGTCTCACCTTTCTTAAGTCTAGCGATAGCACCATGCTGCCAGAGGATGGGAGCGACGTCGCTTACTGTACCCTTGAGTCTTTCGTAGCGGCAGAGCAGGGCTTTATGACAGAGCTCAAGTACTTCATCGAAGTTCTTCCAGAAGCTACTAAGATCCTTCGAGTAGTTCGCACCATCGGATCCACACGCGACATCAACTAAGTTGACGGTGACTACACCCTTATTAAAGCGGCCGTACCACTTCTGTTTACCATTCTCATCATACCAAGGAGAGAGACAGGATCTACAACCCATAGGAGCGAAGCATCCGCCTTCCTTGAGTTCCTTCATGATCTTCTCACTAATGTAATCCGGAACAAGTCGCTTAGCAGTACACTTTGCTGCAAGCTTAGTAAGATACCAGTACTCGGAATTAGGATACACGTTATCTTCTTCTAGAACATATACAAGTTTTGGGAACGCGGGGGAAACCCAGACGCCTTTCTCATTCTTGATGCCCTCAGTTCTCTGACGAAGAACTTCTTCGATAACCATCGCAAGATCTTTCTTAGTCCGCTCATCTTCTACTTCATTGAGATACATAAACACAGTGATGAAAGGGGCTTGACCATTTGTAGTGAGCAGGGTATTAACCTGATACTGGATAGTCTGAACGCCGCGCTTTACTTCTGCTCTTACACGCTTTTCTGTAATTGCAGCAATTTCGGCTTCAGCTTCTGTATCGAAACCTACCATATCGAATTCAGCTCTTACTTCATCCATAATCTTACGCCTAGAGACGTCTACGAAAGGAGCAAGATGTGAGAGGGTGATTGACTGACCGCCATACTGGTTACTACTTACTTGTGCGATGATCTGTGTCGCAATATTACAAGCGGTAGCAAAACTATGAGGCTTCTCAACTAGAGTACCGGAAATTACGGTTCCGTTCTGAAGCATATCTTCGAGATTAACTAAATCACAGTTATGCATCTTCTGAATGAAGTAATCTGAGTCATGGAAGTGAATAGTACCATCATCATGAGCCTTGACTACATCCTTAGGAAGAAGAAGTCTTCTGGTAATATCCTTACTAGTTTCTCCTGCCATGTAATCTCTCTGCGTAGAATTAACTACAGGATTCTTGTTCGCGTTCTCCTGCTTGAGTTCCTCATTTGCGAGGTTAATCAAACTCAAGATCGAATCATCGGTAGTGTTTGACTTTCTAACAAGCTCCTTATTGTATCTATATTTAATAAATGCACGAACGAGATTGTTGTAATTTCGGGAGATGAGTTCGTCTTCGATCAGGTCATTAATGTCCTCGACTTTAATTGCCCTCTTATATACTTTACACTTCTCTTCTACAATAGTTGCAAGCTGATCAATCTTTCTAGGACCAATCTGCTTTGATTTAATAACTTCCTGATTAGCCTGAGAAATTGCCTTGATAATCTTAGACTTATCGAATTCGACTTCTCTGCCATCACGCTTAATAACTCTTTGCATAATCAATACCTTTCCTTAATTTTTATGTCTAAGAGCCGAAACTCTGTATTTAATTTAGCTGATTACAGGGTCAATTTTACCCTATAAAAGGAGCGGGACGACGAGTTTTACCTCATCGCCCCTGATGCCAATGAACACCACATACTCGCAATCACCTATAATATTATACGATAATTACGGTGTTATTTTTTGATAAAAAGAGAAATAAATTCCGAGTCCATCGACATAAAGATAGTACTTCTCAGAGTTATTCGTTTCGGATACTACGAAATTCTTATACTTAAACTTATCTAAATAGATAGCTCCAACCGGTTCTTTCCGGATATTAAGTAGTTCAATTACCGGCGGGTTCTCAAGCTCAGCATAAGTCTGAAATAGAGTAGTTAGTTCCATAAGTCCCTCTCGCCTCCTAAGAAAGAATACCAGAAGTGGCCATTCCCAAGATATTCATCGTACTCATCCAGCATACTTCGTAATACCGCAAGATCTCTCTCATAGAACTCAATAACGTTCTGCAGTCTATTATAAGCAAGAAGCTTTTCTACTACAGCAGATCCGGTAGCTACCTCACTACAGTACTCCTTAAATAAGGTTGCAGAAGAATCTTTAAGAGCGTTAATAATTAACTTAGTTGCTTTATGGAATTTCCAGCAGCCTATAAAAGCATCCCAAGAAGTAATAAGCTGAAATTCTGTAATCTGTTCTTTTTCGGCTCGTTCAAATATTTCTGATAAAAGCTGTTGTGCTTCTGTTGTTTGCATAATACATCCTATAACTAAATAAAATAAAAACGCCTTGATCGGAGGAATCATCAAGGCGTTTAACAAAGGAGGAAACTTGTCTACAAGATTTTCATCTTATATTATATAATACAATAAAAAATCGAAATTTTTAAATTGTCTCAGTAATTTTTTATGTATACTTAAATATTAAACAGCAGGCTGAAGATATCCGCGAGATTCTTATTATCAAAAGTATTCTTCGTGGTCTGACTACTAATAGTCGTTTCGAAATCGCCATCCTTAAGAGTAAGGTGATATCCTTCAGGATACTTTTCGGTAAAGGTTCTGAGCGCATCATCATAAGCTTTCTCTGCGGCAGCGAGAGTGTTATGGATGTCAGCCTTACCAAGCTCGTAAGCTTTCTTAAGGTCTGCGAGTGCTTCACTGAACTCTTCCGTAAGCTGATTAAGCTTACTCTTATAATCTCTACGAGCTGCGTTGAGAGCTTTAAAAGCATCCTCTACTTTCTGAGCATCTGCTTTCTTAGCAGCGGCTTTCTCATCCTTAGCTCTGAGCTTATCATAGTAAGCAGTTTCTGCTGCAGCAAGCTCTTCTACTGTATCGAAAGGCTTGCCGAGCAATCTGGAATAGAAGGAGTAGCCAAGCTTGGTATCCTTCGCAACATTTTCAATGTTCTGATTATCTTTCTTCATTTTAAATTACCATCCTATTAGTTTATTTATTTTCGTATATTAAGTCCTCTCATAATATACGATATATTAAAATGAATTTCTAACCTGAGACTTATTAGTTATTCAGTTTAAACTTAATTAAATCCGCACTTAAGGCAGAAACGTGTTTCAGCATCGTATGACTCACTGCCACATTCAGGGCAAGCAGTCAAACGCTTTCTGTAATCTGTAGCTTCTTCAAGAGTATCCACTTTAGAAGTGCTCTCCTCAAGCTCATCTACCGGAATTACCTGGACATCTTCGTTATTGTATCTATATTCTGGCCAAGTCTGTTCCATCTTAAGATAAGCTTCTTCTTCAGTAGTAGCTTCTACTGTACCAAGGTCATTACCATTAAGATAGCACATCCAAGTACGAGTTTCAGGATAACCACCATCGTAAGTATTTCCAAGGTCATGAAGTTCCTCTACATCTTCGTCAAGGAAATCCCAATAGTTTCCCTCTCGGAAAGTAAGAGTTTCACCTCTCGACTTAATAGCAGCTTCGCATCTACTGCAGAGCCATCCAAGGTCTACTTCATAACGACACTCACTTTTATCATAAAGTTCTTCGCACCAAGTGCACTTAACTATTCTGTCTTCGCAATCACCACAGAGCCAGCCAATATCATCTTTATGGAAACACTCGTCCTTAGGAAAGAGCTCTTCACAACCAGCACACTCAACCATGTCCTCGTTCTCTTGCATGGTCTCTACTAACTGCTCAATAGTCATTCCCTCAGGAATCGGCTTTCTTTGGCACTCCTCGATCTTAAAGTCATCTCCGAGTTCTGCTCTGTACTCTCTAAGCTTAGCAAGAATATTGCTGTCATCTGCACCAAACTCATCCATAAACTTCTTAAGGTCCGCACCTGTAACTATACCAATTTCGGAACAAAGCTTAAAAAACTCATCTCTGTCGGCATTATTAGTAAACGAAATTTCGGCACTTTCGTATAAGTCGTCATTAACAGCAAAAAAATCGTCATCTGCGAATTCAGGGTCAGTGTCTGGGTCGTAGTCACTCACAACGTCATCTTTAGAGAACTTAGTTTCAGGTTCTGCTTCGGGTTCTTCCATCTCATCTTCCCAAGACCAGATAGTTCCGAGATCAGAAGAGTCAGTACACTCACCAAAGTCATTTCTCTCTACCTCAGTCTGAGTGATAATAGGTTTCTTACTCATGCAACCTCTTGCGAAAGCTTTAGCATCATCAAAGAAATCAAAGTGCTCATCTTCACAGTTAGGGCACTTTACAAAATAAATGTATGTTACCATTATGTAATTCTCCTTACAAAAATTCAATCGTATAATTTAGCAAACGAAATTGATCAAGTTTCGTCAATAATTCCCGGCGTTCTAAGAATCCGGGTTGATTCCGAAATTAGGAAAGTTTCGTTCACTTCGCCGGCGACTAAGAAGACTTTAAGTATCCGACCTTTGTAGCAGAGTCTAATATCTCTAAAGTCGCCGTTATGAAAATACTCTAATTTCGCGCCGGCGAAATCCGGACAATTACGGAAGTCAGTTATAAGGTCGAGTTCTCGATCCACAAACTTACACATATCTTCTTTGTAGTAGATATTGTTTAATCCTAGATCTACCAGCTTCCCTCTCCACTGAGCGAAACACTGATGACCGGGAGGATCAGAGAGGAAGTTCACAGTTTCCCCTCTGTACTCTATAGTATCGTAGCGAACTACTAATCCGAGTTCCCTGGCTTCCTTAGAGATCTCGAAGGATTGCTCTGAGTTCGTCGTCAAGCTTGTAGTTATTGGTGTTATTAAATTCGACTCCATCTACGAGATACTCTCCTAGTTCTTTCTTAGTCTCTATGATCTGCTGAACCCTCTCGTCTATTGTATCCTTACACATGAGCACAGTAATGAAAGCGGGTCGAGTGTTATTAACTCTCCAGATTCTATCTGTGCCCTGGTCGAACATTGCTGCTGTATAAGGTGTATCTAGACATATGAGGTAAGAAGAAGAGTTCAAGGTCCAGCCAGTTCCGACTTTACCCCAAGTTCCTATAAAGACTTGCTCCTTAGGATCATCCTGGAATCTAGCAACGTTGTTAGCGACTACCGGATCCGGGATATCTCCAGTATTTATACTAAAACGAAATTCCCCGAGTTTCGCTGCAAGCTCATTTAGAGTTTCTTTAAAGACAGAGAGTACCACAACTTTCTCTCCTTGAGAAGTAAGTTCTTGGATCAGCTCTAGACAGCGATCCACTTTACATGAACTAACCGGCTGAGTAGTCAGGATACTCGGGCAGGCTGAAGCTTGTCTAAGTCTAGTAGTGAGAGCAAGGAGACTCGAGGTCTTAAGTTCGATCTTATCGGCTTCTTCCTTGACTCCTTCTTTGATTGCTTCATAGAACTTACGCTGATCATCTTCCGGCTCTAGAAGTTCCAGGGTTACTGTCTTCGGCGGCATGTCTGATCTAACTTGGTCTAGAGTTCTTCTAAGTGAACACGACTTAATAACTTCCTGTAGAACCTCAAGATTCTTGAATCCTATAACTTGGTTGTTTTTGAAACCTCCGAAATTACAGTACTGAGATTTATAGTTAGTCAGAATAGAGTTATCATTCCCGGTCCACGAGAGAGGGACATAGGCCGAGAGGGGATTATTAGTTATCAGGGTTCCGGTAGCGGCGATCTTAAAGGGAGCTTCAAGCTTAAGTAGGTTAGTTCCCTGCTGAGAAGTTTTAGTCGCTGCCTTATGAGCTTCATCGAAAGCAATCATCCCAAACTTATTAGCTGACTTATTGAAAGCTTCGATGATCCGGTCGTCTCTGAGTGACTCTAAGTTAGTGATCACGAAGAACTCCTCTATTGGATCCTTGAGTTGCTGAGCTCTCTTGTCCATGGACCTATAGCGAGTAGTTCCGGTTCTAGTAGTGTACTCTCCTAGTACAACAGCCGACTCGGTCGAGAACTTCTGAATCTCTTTCTTCCAGTTCTGCTTTAGGGAGTTGACTCCGCAGATAATGAAACAGTGATCGATTATCCCTCTCCTCTTAAGAGTCTCTGCTAGCCAGATGATAGAGTTAGTCTTTCCTAGACCCATAGAGTCAAGGAGTAGCCACTTCTCTTTGTCTAACCCAAAGTTAATAGCCTCGAGCTGATGTTCGAATGGTTTCATCTTGAACGAAACTTTCTCAATTTCGGTCAAGGGCTCCAGGTCAAAGTTTTTATTAAAATGAAATTCACCGTTTTCCGGTGTATCAAGTAATCGTAGTTGTATCTCATCCAAGAAAGTCAGGCTATCAAGTAATCTACCTAGATAACAAACAGGCAGCTCCCAAACCTTTTCTTTCTTGTGGTAGTGGGCAGTAGGAATAGTCTTAATAGAATCTACTATGTATTCATTATAGTCGAATTGGACTATAAGAGAACTAAGGCCTGATATTTTCTGTGGAGGAGAAATCTCGTAAATCTTAATCATAACGAAATCTCCTAAGTTACGTATTTGAAATAAATGAGATTACCGAAATTACAGAAGTTACAGAATGAGATTTTTGTAATTTCGGAAGTTACGCACGCCTTTACGCGCACGCGTAAGGAAAAGGCTAAATTTGTGCTAAAAAACGCAAAAATGTGCAAATTAGCACTAAATTTAGCCTGAAATATGTATAATTAGTCTAAGAGTGAGACATATTGGGTAGAAAAGTCCTTCTCTGGTGCTTCTGCCATAGTCTTATATGTAATAGTTGCTTCAACTACAAAGGGTTTATCACAGTAATCACAAATATAATGCTCAATCATGTCGGGTTCTTTTCCCTCTCGGTAGTCTTCATAAATGATCTTACCAAGAGAATCCTTTACTAAATCTTCCGGCTGGCCGATCAAGGCACCAGGTATATAAATTTCTCCCGGAAGGTATTGAGCACCACAATGTGGGCACTTAAAACTAGCTGATTTACGGGTGGTATTAGAACACATAATCTATCAAACTCCTTAAAATTCGAAAAATAAATTTTTTATGAAAAATAATTAGCACGCGCGCACGCGTCTAACGCTATATATATAATACTCCAGCGTTATATTATATATCTATAATAGATATATTTATTTTTTTTATATATTTTTTATTTTTATTTTAGATCTTGAGAAAAATATATAGCTATTGCGGCAAGCCGCTAGGCCGTTGGCCTATAGAGCTAAACAATATTTATTATTATAGATCTATATATAATAATATACAGTATAATATCTAGTAATTTATCAATTTATTAAAAAATTTTCAGAAAAATATGTTATTTATTGAGGCGAGCTATTAATTTATTAATTTAATAGTTTAATAAATATTTGCAAACTTTTTGTAAATTATTTTCCGGGCACAGGTAGGTAAGGCTAGAACATCGACGACAGGGCTCCTTATTCTCTCTGTATCGAGTTTTATGGTAGGGGGCCTGGTGTTTATATGTCTGCAGTCTTAAACGCGAAATAGGTAGCTTAAAACGCGCCAAAACAAATTGTAAAAATAAAGGCCCCTGTGAAGAGGCCTTAAATTTATTAAATTGATTCTTTCCAGCCTGTAGGAGTTTTTGTGTACACACCACAGGACTCCTTCCAGCCATTAGGGGTCTTAACCCAGACTTGACCTTCTACCCAACCCTTAGAAGTTTTGATTCTTACTAAACCGAGTTGTTTATTAAGTGCCTCAGAAGAAATTCCGGGACCGGCGAGTAAAGAGCTATTTAGTATCTCATCCTCTGTCGGCTCGTAGTCTACAGAAAGTCCATAAACCGTAAAAGGATATACAGCAACCTTTATTTGATAATCTCTCTCTATACCCAGGTCTAATGGATTAAAATAAATTTCAGTAGTATCGGCGCCTAAGATAGGGACTTCAATATCTTTACCGGCTATTTCATAACTTTCGATCGGCGGCTCATCCTCGAGTGCCTCTATAGAAGCCGTAACAGCAGGATCAGACTTCTCAAGCCAGTAGCCTGAATCTTTCTTTACTGCGGTCAGTCCTTTTACCACACTAAAAGATCCTGACTCTCCTGCTCTATATCTAAGCTCTACACAGTAGCCATATACAGGAGAATAGTCTGCAGCCGGCTCTGCCTTAGTCCAAGAGCACTTAGTTCTATAGGAAGTCTCCTTCTTTACTTCTACCACGCCGCTCATGGTTGGGGCGAACTCAAGATAATAAGGAAGCTTCGCTGCTGCAGTATTTATTGAACAGGTTTTTTCATAAACAGCGCCAGTATCGCTGAAGGCTTTTACCTTAGCAGTAAAGCAGCCGTTAGCTTTACATAAAGTTTTTAAGTCCAGATTTTCAAAAGGTATGCGACATTCAAATATAGTTGCATTTCTATAATAATTATTATATACTTCTAACTTACTTTTTGTCTTGTAAGCAGTGACAGTGGCAGCCTTAAAGGTAGTTAGAATGGGAAGGTAGACACCTTCGAGATAATAAAATTCTAACTTGTCCCTACCGCTAGCAAAACCAAGACTTTCTCCATCGGATACTTTTGTGTGCGCGGCAGTATAAACAGCACCATGAAAAAGTTTACACTTAATAGTAAAAAATCTTTTATAATCCCAATGGCACTCAAGCTGTCGCCACTCATCTTCAAATTCTACTGAACATTCTAGCTTTAAAGGTTCAGCCATAAGTTATTCCTCTCTTTCTGCCGCGGACTCTATATGAGAAAGAACATCTTGGATTATTTCTTTAGTAGCATCAGAAAGATTCTTCTCCGGGTCGTCCATAGCTTTATTATAATAAAAATCAGAAAGTTCTTTTAGGTCTCCCTTATCTATAGAGAAGGAACCCCAGTCGCAGAGCATCTCAAGAATATAGATATAAGGCATGTCTTCTCCCAGCCAGAATTCAGGGTGATGCTCATTGTTCATCCAGTGATGCTTCCATGCTTCCTCATACTCGAAGGTCTTCTCTCCGTTGCCATACCACTTCTGAGCGTAAGGCTCGAACTCTTCTTCCGAGAATTTAGACTCATCGTGTTCATTAATAACTTCATGGAAAGCATCGAGGTCGACGCCCTCGAAAACTTCAGGACAATTTTCTTCTAGCCAGGAAGCAAACTTCTTTACTCTTTCTTTATGTGCTTCTATATACTCTTGATATTCTTTCTGATAATCCGCTCCGCCCTCTGCTATAGCGCTAAGAGCATGAAGAGCATTAATAAAATTCATATTCATCTTTTCTTGCTGCCTTTCTATATAGATTAAAAGCTTCCAAGGAAGCAAGCCTCAGAAGCAAGTAGTTAGCTATTTAAATAGGTTATATTAGATTTGAGTCTAACTATGCCAATCCTTTTTCCCATTCAATTAATTTAGCGTAATATTTTTAACTTATTTATTATTTTAATAACTTGATGGTTTAATAAGGGGGCTTAAGGAAGAAAGAAGTTTTATTTATATATATGAAAAGGTATAACTCATTTTATATATAGTAGGATTATTATATGTATTCTATATATGAGATTAAGAAGGAAATATAACTCATATTATTTTTTTTTCATGTCGGCCGAAAAAGAAAAAGAACGAATACTTTTTATACTCGTTCTTTTTATTATTTAATTAGTTCCACATATCTTCGTATATCTTAAAGTCGTCGGCAAAGGAAGTAGACTCACATAAGTCGGTATCTCCTATAATACCTTCGATAATTAAAAGCTTTAGAACATCTTCAAAAGTATCACAGTTATTATCATAGCCGTCGACTTGAACTAAGTAGCAAGGAACATAAGGTTTAAAAATTATTTTTACTCCGACTCCGTTATTAAGAGTAATAGCAAGTATTCTATCATCTAATATATTAATAGTATACTTACAAAATCCGTCTGAGTCAATTTGGGCTAAAAGCTTTTTATATCTTTCTGTTTGGTCTGGATAATTTTTAGTAGAAGTCTTATTAGTTGTCTGTGCAGCAGAATTGTTTAAATTTATCTTTTTTCCATTCTTATCTACAAACTCATTAAGTGCCGACTCACAGAGATTAGTATCTTTAATAATTTTTCCTATTACTAATAATTCCAGAATATCTTTTTTGTAGTCACAGCCTTTAAGCTCACGTCCAAGCATTCTCAGAGTATATGTGTCAGTAGCAGGGTCATAGATTATTTTAATATCTAAAGTTTTATTATTAGGACGGTTTACTGTAATATTAAGTTCGGTAGCATTTAAATCATTTAATGTATAAGTGCTAATGCCATCAGCATCTATTTGTGCCACTAGACTTTTATATCTGTCTGTCTGATCAACATTGTTTTTGATAGAAGTACTTGTGGTGGGTGTCGAAGAAGAGATACTTACTTTATTTCCTTTACTGTCTAGCCACTCACATAGTTTATCATATTCCTTTGTACCAGATACAGGAACATTATAATAACCCTCGAGAGCTTCTAATAAAGTCTCCCATGATTCTCCTGCATAGTTATCTACACATTTACCGTTTTTATAGATACTCATGTGCCAACGATCATCGGTAAAAATTACTACGGCAATTAGTTCTTCTTGACCAGTTGGTATCTTACGTAATTCTCTGTAAGTAAAGCCAGTATCATTAAGACCTAGCACTTTAGAATCAAGCACTTGAGAACCTCTGTTTCTCATTATATAATAAAGTAAACTAATAAACTTATCTTTATTTGTTTTAGTCATAGTAGCGGCCGTTGCAGACGAAGCCTGTCCAATTTTATTTCCGTTACCATCTTTCCATTCGTTTAATTTCATAGGGTTTGTCCCTTTCTGTGATATTTTCTTACGTATAATTTAGCAAAAGAAAAGAACAATACAAAGATCTGAATCTTTATATTGTTCTTTATAATATTCTTTTACTTATTTACATCGAAATCAGGAAGGGCTGTATAGAAGTGTACCTTATAGTGGAAGGGATCAGTAGAAGTGCCCGTAATATCTTCGACTACATAGATAACATATTCATTAAGATAGATGTAATTCTTTTTGTACTCATCAGCGCCGGTCTTACAAGTAACAACAAGCTCACTCGTAGATGTATTAGAAAGACTCATATAACCTTCCATTTCCATAACAATGAGGTCTGTTCTAGCATTATAAACCGTGATCTTTCTGAGACATTGGAAATTGTCGGCTGCCTGGGAAAGATTGTGGTTTACATTGTCTGCTGCAGTGCAGGAAGCAAAGCCGACGCAGCAAGTTCCCAGAACAATAATACAAAGAAGTAGTGCAAAAAGTTTTTTCATTTTTTAAATATCCTTTCAAATTTAATTTATTATATTATACAATATTAACTATTTAAAATTACGCGGCCTTCTGAAGTTTAGTCCAGTTATACCAACCGTAGAAAGCATTAGCAGTCCAAGCAATATACATAGCAACCATAGACCACTGACCGAGAATAATAAACATAACCAAACTTACTACATCGATAAGAATCCAGCACGCCCACTGTTCTCTATATCTCCAAATCATAAGAAGCTGGGCAATAACAGCAAGAGCAACAGTCATAGCATCAAGATAAGGAAGGGTGCTTCCGAGAACGGCTTCACCGAAATAACCAAGAAGGAAAGTACTTACCGCTACTACGCCAACAGACCCAAGCCACTGCCAAAGCTTAAACTTCTTTGCCTTAACCTGTTCAGTACCGTCGTCATTCTTCTTCATATTCTTCTTCCACATAAAAACGCCGAAGATACAAACAATAAAGTAGAACACCTGTTCGCCAAACTCAAGATAGAGAGCAAGGTCCCAGCAAATAATCATATAAGTAATCATCTGCACAAAGTTAAAGATATACGAAGAAATCTTTCCCTTTGCTGTGAGAGCGACACAGATAACACCCGCAAGTCCACAGATAATTCCGATAGCAGTGTCAGGGACGATGAAATACATAATTACCTGAAGCAAAATCAAGGAAGCGAAAAAGATTCTCTCAAAAGCCGTGTAGCCGTTCCAAAATTCATTCTTAAGCCATTTTACCATTTTCAATAATCTCCTTTACATCATCAACAATTTTCTTAAAGTTATTATAATATCCGCCGTCGAGGATAACTACCTTATCCCAATTACCTGAAGCTTTGATATTGTTACAAAGAATCTCAAAGAGTTCTCTTCTTTCTGTATCGCCGCTGAAAGCCATGTATCTAGTATGGTCGTCTACAAATACTCCGTGAGGGCAGAGAAGATAAATTTTATCCCAACGACATTTCTTAGTGATCGCATCCGCAGCAACAGCGATTTCTTTAAACTCTTCCTCAGTTAGGTCGAGATCAGGGTCTCTGTGATAATACTCAGCATACATTCGAGTAGTCATACTATCAGAGTCTGCGAAGAAGATTCCCTGATTACTTGGCGAGTTGATGAGTTTCTTATTCATCTGATACTGACCGTCAAGAAAAGCAAGATAGTCAGCCCCGTCGAGTTCCCACTCAGAAATATAACTTTCTTCCATATAGTCTCTTGCATATTCAGTAGAATAGGGTGCGTTGAAATACTTACCAAGGTCTTTTACAAGAGTAGTTTTTCCTTCACTTGCTGTGCCGCAGATAAGAATATTAGTACTGAAGACTCTTCTGAAGGGAAAAGTAATTTTATCCCAATACTTAATAGGATTATGTCTGATCATTGTCGCAGAAATAGGGTTAAGTGTTCTATCAAGTAACACCACTTCATAGCCAAGACTTTCAAGATGAGTAGCATATGCCTCCTCGCTTACATAGAAAACAGCCTCGCACAAATCTGTAGCATTTCTGATAATCTCATTTACCTTAAGCATAAACTTATTCCACCCATTAGGATAAGCTTCGATACCAAGCTCAGTCTCATCGATAGGGTAAACAGCCACAAGGTCGTCGTCGGCAAAGAACTCTCTTACATAACGATAACGCTTTCTAAGAGGCATAAGCTCACCACCACGATCTCCGTCTCTACCGTCTACGATAACAATACAACCACCGTCGCATTCTTTCTTAGCTCGCATAATAACATCAAGGTGTCCCTGATGAAGCGGAGCAAAAGTTCCGAAGACAACACCAACTGTTTTACCTTGCAAAGGCTTCTGATAAGTATAAATCATTTACGTCCTCCTTAATCACTTTGTAATATATAATACAATATGAAATTTATTAAATTAATAAATTAATAGAAAAAAAAAGAACAATACCGAGATAAAATTCTCAGTATTGTTCTTTATACTATTCTTTAGTTATTACCGATAATGATATTAGAAACGTCGCCGTCACCTACAAAAGTATCAGGAAGCTTTCCGTCCCAAGACTGAGTGTAATAATACTCAATAAGTCTCTGAGCACCAATCTTAAGGTCAGCTTCAGTTACAGGAGTGCCATCTGCATAACACACAGTATACTTAGTGTGTGTATCATCAATCTTTTCTGTCTTTACTGTCCAACCATTAATAGAAGCAAGTCTCTGGAGCGCAATAGCTGCATCCTTCTGACCCTGATACTCTGCTGCGTTTGCACTAATCTCAGCAACTTTTGCATCTGCCTCTGCCTTAATTTTATCAACTTCGGCCTGTGCATTTGCATTGATCTTATTTACCTCAGCCTGAGCTGCAGCTTCGACCTTAGCACGCTCTGCAGCTTGCTGAGCTTCCATAGTAAGTCTTTCCTGCTCAATCTGAGCCTGAAGCTTATTCTGAGCAGCAACAGCTTTAGCCTCAACTGCATTAGTAAAGCTATCGGTAAAGTCCATATTCTCAATAGCAGTAGAAGATACATCAATATTATACTTCTGAAGATTTGTAGTAAGCAAAGTCTCAATTTCTACAGCAACTTCTGCACGCTTACCGATAAGTTCCTCTGCCGTATATTTTGCAATAATAGTTTTTACTGTTTCCTGAATTGTGGGATTTACAACAGTCTCAAGATAACCAGTTCCAATATCTCTATAGAGGTTCTGAGCATTAGTCTTTGAAATCTGATAGTTTACAGTATATGTAGTATTTACTTCCTGGATGTCGGAGCTAAAGCAAGGAAGCTCAATAGTAGTCTTCTGTACTCTGTTATCCATCTTAGTTACAGACTGCCAAGGTGCCTTGAGATGAAAACCTGCATCAAAGGTATAATTCTCAACCTTACCAAATGTTCTTACAATACCAACATGACCGGTATCAACTGAAGCAATACAGCCGAAGAAAGTAAGAAGAAGACCGAGGAAAATACCTGCAACTACAGAAACTACACTGAACTTTGCAAGAGGCTTTGTAACTGTACTCTTCATTGTAGTCTGATAACCGCCATAAGCGTTTCTTACGCGATTGCCTCCTTCGTCGAGTACGTACTCTTCAGTCTTCTCAGTCTTCTTATACTGTGCAAGACAAACAGCGGTAATAATACCGGCGATGAGGAAGATAATGCCAAAAATAAATCCAACCATTTTTTTGTTTCCTTTCGATTTTAAAAATATTTTTTTTTGTAAATAAAAGTGGAAGGTGCTATTTTATTATACAGTAAGCTCCTTCCAAATTTAATACCTTTTTTAATTTTTATACATTCTTTACCAACTGAGCAATCTTAGACTTATCGAATCTGTTGCCGACTTCTTTTACAGTAAGACCGATAACTTTTCCCATATTAGACTCAGTCTCTTTGATCCTTCTGATAATCTCAATAACTTCGTCTTCTGACATTTGCTTAGGAAGATACTGAGAAAGTTCTTTAATAGAATACTCTGCAAGAATATACTGTTCATCCTCGGGTTTATATACAGAAAGTAGCTCTTCTCTTTCCTTTACTTCTTTTGCAATGATATTTACAATTTGCTCATCAGTAAGCGGAAGCTCAAACTGCCCGGACTTCTCAGCTGTCATAATTCTCTGCTTCATAATTTCATAAGGATATCTTCGGATATACTCTCTTGTTTTGAAAGCTTCAATAAACTTTTGGTTAATCATTTCTTTAAGCGCCATAAAAAATCTCCTTTAAAATAAAAATAACCTTATTATATAATACAATAAGGTTATCTTAGTTTTTAGTATTTAATTAATTTTATCCATGTCACCTTTAATTCTTGTTAAGCCAAGGTTTGTAGCATAACCATTCGGTCCAATATTATCTATCTGTCTAGTTACAATATAAAGGCCGCTGGCTATATGCTTATTACCACCAGGGAAAATTACATTTAGTTTTACATACTGCATGAGTGTAGCAGGTCGTAAGAGTCCCTGAATCTGTATTGTGGCATTTATAGGGAACTGTGTAGCCTTTGTCCACCAAACTACATCATTAGTACTCAAGCTGGATTGGTCATTTCTTAGCAGGCCGGTTGGTGCATATTCGTCGGTCCAAAGTCCATCATCACCCAGTCTACGAACATACTCCTGTGGGTGTGCCAGATTCTGGTACTCATAGTAGATTGAGTAGTTTTCGTTAGCTTCAATTTCAAAAGATCTTACAATAGTAGATGTATTTATACCAATATCGATTTCGTAGGCATCATCTCTTTCCATTACTGCAGAAACTTTTGATACCTTGAAATAAGGACCTTTGTTACTAAGGTTTTTATCAGAATTAGTAATTGAGTCGTCATAGATAGTCATGATGTAGACTTCTTTACTTAAACCACTTTGAGTACCTTCCGGTATCATACAACCAACCAGATAATTTATGTAGTCGATCGCCGAGATATTTCGTTTAGAGTCAAGGGTAACTGCCATATCATCACCAGCAATAAGAGACTCTAAGTTTCCAACTGACATACCTGTAAAAGTATTTTGTAGGCTTTTATTATTTTTAAATAATTTTTTTATTTCATCACTTGGCTTTACTTTTGCTCCACCTGAGCCGAGCATGGTTATATTGCCGTCTACTGAGAGTGCTGCGCTTGACACAGCTTCTACAGTATATGCGATTGTGCTACTAGCCAGTCTAAACTGCTGAGATACCTTTGTTATGATTGCCTCTTCGTTTCTATAAATATATGCAGGAGTTTCCGCATCACCGTAGGTAAAAATAATCTTTCTGGTTTTGCTAACACTTGAAAAAACTTTTTCAAAAAAGTTTGGGTCGTCAAACTGAGTAACTGGATATTCAATACTTAGAGTATATCTATTTACCTGACCGTTTATCTTTTTTACTTCAAGCTGCTTGATATACTGCGGATACTGTATAGAAAAAGGCTGATAGAAGCCGGCGTTATCCTCGCCCCACCTTTTAGTTTGGTCATCAAATATACCGAAAGTATAGTCGCCAATTGTTACCTTAACCCATGGAACCTGAATTCTAGCTTGGCTTGATAGAAGTTTTCTGTTTAAAATTAAGTTACTCATTTATTCACACTTCCAAACTCAACACTTGTAATATTAGGAATTTTAAGTGTTTGATACTTTTCAATAAGTGGTTTAAAAGAGTCCTGTACATTATTAAAATATGCAATTACCCACCAATAAGTAGGATTATTATAATACTTAAGCGCAAGCGAATGTAGAGTATCGTTACTCTTTACTTTATGAGTAACGAACTCTGTATTAGTTTTTAGGTTAGTGCCAATACCAAATATTTGTCTATCCTTTAAAGTATCATAATAATAGGGTACGTTAGTATATCTACTTAAGTAATCAAAGCTAGCATAGGTTTTATTTTTTAGTGTATCCATAATTTTGCTCCTTTACTACTTAATAATGTAAGCCAGACCTGAGTGTAGCTGTTAGTCCGCGGAAAGATCCATTTTTATATACTGTAGAAGCATCATAAGGGTCTACTTCAGATACAGTAAAACTAATATCAACTAAAGCATACTTTTCATTTGATAAAATAGGCTTTCCGTAAGTAACTGAAACGCCACCAGAAACGATTCCTTTTATAAAGACTTCTCTACCAAGTCGAATGGCGACAAGAGGCGGCTCAACTGCCTTATTAGCAAGATTATATTTTGGTACTGCAATTGCCTGTAGCGCATGAATAAAGCTTTCTGCTTTATCCTCACCTTCTTCTAAAGTAACATTGGTAGGCATTTCGTCAAACATATCACGATGAAAACTAATATTTATCTGAACAGAACGTGGACCAGAGTGGCTGAACGTATATACCGGAGCTGAACGACCTAACGCAGTATTTTCCTGAAAGGAAGATTGCATTTGGTCTGTAACTTTGTCTGGGTAGCCGGGAAGCTGCCAATACTTAGCTTCCTCTGGAACATCTAGGTGTGAAATATATAGGTAGCAGTCTGGTAAAACTCTGCTTAAAATATCTGCACTTGCCATTTTATTCCTCCTTAAATGTCATATAGACCGTCATAAATATCTACATTTTGAATATTATTTTTAGTTACTACTTTATTGTTTTCTATTTTCCAGCTAGAGTAACGCTTCTCAGTGTCTTTATCAATATAGCCTAAGACATCAAATGTTGTACTTTTCTTGGTTCGTCCGAGTCCATTGTTATAACCAAGTCTTCTATCCAAGATTTTACCATCTTGTGCTGAGAAAGGTCCTGCATTTAACATATTATCATAGACTATATTACGCATTTTATTTTCCCATAGTCCTTCTATTCTAAAGTAGTTTTTATTTTGAGACATGACGCGCTGTGCTCTTTTGATGTTATCCGTAATTGGATCCAGCGGTGTTATTGCACTACCGCCAAGATACTCTATAAGCTTGTCAGAAAAAGGATAAGACTCTTCTGTGTTAAAAGCTAATAGTTGTAATTGACAGATAGGATTAAAGTCATATCTGTTCAGGTCTACCTGATTAGCATTAAAGTTCATTATACTTTTATTGTTTTGGTAAACCCACATTGCCTTGACCGCTGCATCTTCAGGGTCTATCTTTGGATTATAAACTGTTCCATCCTGCTTGTACTGAACCGGCGCATATTTTACATTATTATAATTTCTAAAGTCTCCTTCTAATATCGTAATAGAAGAACGACATCCAGTTGGCACTTTTATAAAAAGTCTTAAGTTTTGTTCACGCAAAGTGAGATCCCATCTGGTATATCTATCCATATACGGAAGACCGGTTGTAGCATTAAAATCTGTTTCAGCGTTCCAGTAGGCAAGACTGAGTTTATCGTATATAAAAGGACGCTTAAATAAGGTTTTGCTGGCTTTTTCATATGTTTTGCTTGCTAGCTCTTCTCCTTTTGTGGACGTATCAAGACTAGTACTGTACAGACCACAGAATAGCTCTATATCCTGTTCACAGTCTATTGCAATAGTATAATTAGCAAAAAGTTTAACTGGTAGGGCATAGATCCTATAGTTAGAATCCTGTGAGTTAAATATTACTCTTTTGCTATTATTTGGAAAGGAGAAGGATATATTATTATATATTTTATTACTAAAACAGTTATAAAGAGGCATCAAATCTACATTATGATAATCTCTTAGGAATCGTAGGTACTCTCCTAAATATTCGTGCGTTTCAGTATCGTAAGTAGCACTTTGGTTATAGAGTGAACGTGTCAAACCTCTAATAGTTTTGTCGCTGGTATAAAATACGTCAGCACTTTTTTTCCAGGCAGCTTTTCCGTTTAAACTGGGGGTTTTAGAAAAATAGCTATAAGGTACATTATTTTTTAAGTAGTTTATACGCACAGCTGCCTTTTCTTTCTCACCGACTGCAAAAGAGTCAAAAGATTGAAGTACTCTTGGATCTTCTGTGCCGTGCTGCTCTAAATATTTTGCAAAATCTCTCGTATATATTTTGCATGTAGGCAGGTTAAATGAAGCAAGAAGCTGCTTCAAATAACCTGTAAAAATATGTGTATTATTAAATTTAAACATTTAGTACACTCCTTATCCCATTACCCAGCCACCAAGGCTAACATTTCCACTGCCAGTACCCGGAGTTACGCTACCAGTTTCATCAGTGGCTACTTTATCACTGACTTGTCCACTGCTAGAAGTTGTATCACTGCTTATACCAGGAACTCCGCCAAGAGCTGTGTCCCCAGAGCCAAGTCCGCCACCAGTTAAGCCGTAGCCAGCGACTTTAACGGTAATAGCTCTGCTACCACTAGCAACTTTATCAAGTAGTTCATAGATTTTTATTACATAAGAGTTTAGTACATCTACCTGGTTGTCTTCTGCTTCTTCCTTGGCCTCAACCATTTGTTTCTTTTTGTCGTCCTCAGCACCTTGAACAGTTGAGTCTTTGAGGTCGCTGCCTGAACCATTTCCAACAGTAGCAGAACCAGATGTAGTTTGTGCACCACCGCCGGTAAGACCACCGCCACTTATTTCACCACGAGGTGTAATAGTTAAGCCGGAGCCTTCCTTTATACCCATCTTATTTAACATAGATCGTCCACTGAAGGATGAAAATAAACCAGAGATCATAGGACCGATGCTTCCAAGAATACCTGTACCGACAGAAGCAACACGCATTAAGTCCGCAACAGTAGTTTCAAGGTCAACACCAAAGCCCATTACGTTTAAGAATGGGAGAGCAATACCGCCAGTAGTATCTTCAAGTAAGCCTGCCATTTTGTAGGTTAGGTAGGAGATTGGGTTATTTGCCATGCTGCTAGCTATTGTATACTGACCGTTTTCCCAAATATTGGTCATCATCTCACCAATACTTGTACGCATAAACATCGTGCCAGCCATGTCGTATAGCTGATTTATTAGATTACCATATGTTTTATAATCACCAAATATATTTGCGGTAGTATTATCTTTAGCAAGGTTAACAGCTGCTTTTAGGTCAGAAGCTTTAACACCAAATACATTTGCCAGCTGCTGCTGAACTACGTTATTACCCTTAGAGGATTCTGCAATTTCAGCCAAGTAATTTACAGTTGCTTGTAATAATTTATTTGTATTTTCTGCATCCAAGCCTTCAGAAAGAATTTCCGCAATTGGAATATCCGCATTGTTTGCGGCCATAACAAGTAAGTTACCTGCACCATTTCCAGTAAGAGCATCAATCTGACCAGAAGCAATTTGGCCTAATGCGCCAGCAATTGCCTGTACTGAAGAGGATGACATACCTACTGAATAAAGTGAACCCATCCACTTCTGAACTTGGTACTCAACTTCAGTAGCAGCAGCTCCACCCATAAGAGCTTCCATTTCTTCTAAGCTACCACGTACACTTGCGGCAACATCTGTTAGATACTCAGATGTTTCATACATGTTATTTAAGAAAGAGTTCAAAGCAGACTCCATGCCAAGACGACCAGCAGTAGAGTCTTCTTGCTGAATTCTTATTAATCTTAGTAGGGTGCCATCAGCCACATTAAAAGTATTAGCAATCTTTTCTTGAACAGTCATCAAGAAAGCACGCTGTTTAAGATCAAAAGAAATACCTTTATTAACGAGCTCTTTGATGTTATTCGCAAAGTCTTCTTGTTTAAAGAAAGGCGTAACAGCGCCAACACTCATCATATCTTTGGTAAGCTGGTTCCAATAGGAGCCCATAGACTTTTTATTGTTAGAGCCTTGGAGACGTGTGTCTATTCCACCTTGGTACTGAGCAATACTGTCTATCTTGCTCTCAAGTTGAGCCATAAGACTGCTTATTGCTTTTATAGCAACAGCCATCTGTGCTGCGCCCTTATCTTCATCATCAACAGAGTCTGTTATACTCTTTAGTTCTTTAAATCTAGAAACAAGATTATCTTCTTTACTGAGATTCTGGAAAGAAGCTGCATGCTCGATTTTACTATCAGTAGCAGCAACAGAATCTCGTTTTTCTTTTTTAGCAGCTTCTAGCTGCAACTTTTCTAGCTTTTTCTGATTTTTCTCGTCAAGAACATACTCTTCGTTTTTCTGTTTTTTGAGGTCTTTTAGTTTTTTGGCAAGCTCTTCACCACTATACTTTTTTCTAAGCTTTATTTCTTCATTTACGATGTCAATAGCTTTTTTCTTTTCAAAAGCAGCGACAGCTTCTTGGTTTGCCTCTTTAAACTCTTCAAGCTTTTTAGCTTCTAGTGCAGCTCTAAAACGCTTAGCGGTGAGCTCGTCTAAATGCTTTTGTTTAGTATCAAATTCATCTTTAAGCTGTTTTTCGATAGCCGCAGCGTCAGCAGCTCTGAGCTTACCATTATTATTGGCCATAGCCTCAAGCTCTAATGCTTGTCGCCTCTCGGCCATAGCAGTTTTAATTTCTTCTAAAGACTTTGCATTTTCTTCCGCTGCAATTTGTTCAGCTCTTAGCTTACCAAGTTCTCTTCTACTAGCAGCATTTCTAGCATAGTCAAGTTGAGTATTAATCTCATCCATTAGTTGCTGTGCTTTTGTTTCAGCATCAACAACTTCTTGTATACGAGCTATTTTATATTCTACTCTCTGGCGCTCCAAATCTTCTTCGGTTTTGTTCCTTGCTAGAGCTAAGGCAACTTGTGCATCATGTGCTTCCTTAGCTGAAGTTAATAACGTAGTCAGATGCTTAGTAATACGTTCTTTACGCGCAGCATCAATTTCTGCTTCACGTACATTTAACGCATCCATAACTGCACTCAAGTCGACTACTGCATCAGAAAGCCCAGCAATTTCATCCTCTGCCGCGAAAGTTCGTACTGTAACGTCTGGCACGACGGGAGGTCGACCTTCGTCACCAGCTCCAGCGTCAGCACCACCGCTACCGGGAGTTGGAGTATAATGGCTTGCTCTAAGTGCCTCTATAAGTGCCGAAGAGATATCATTAATAGCAGAAGCATTATCTTGACGAGTAGCTGCTACTTCCCCCGCCGCAGGACTAACTTCTTCGGTTCTACTTACACTTGGTGTATCACCGCTTGTTATTGCAGTAAAGTTGCTGGCTTTAAGGGCGTCTCTTAGTGTAGTAGCATACTCATCACTATTTGCTGCGCTGCTAGCACGACTTGCCGTTAGAGCATCTCTTAGAGCCATTGCTGCTTCTACAAAACGAGTTTCTTCTCTGCTAGCCTTAGTAGCCCGCGTTGTTCTGCTTGTTGTAGTAGCTGAAGCACTCTCAGAGCCATCAGGTTTGTCTTTTGGTCGTTCTGTTTTTTCTCGACGTTGCTGCTCTCGAGAAGCTCTTTCAGCAGATTTAAAGCTTTCATTGAGTAATTCGTTTGCTAACAAAAAGGCATCGTTTAGCTTGCTATATTTTCGAGCAATCATATCAAGATTCTTTGAATATATATCAAAGTATTCTTCTAGATATGAAATTCGGAGTTCGCCAATATCTTCTTCACCAGATAAGACTCTTCCGATAATTTCCTCCTGTTGGCTAGTGAGGCTCTTTGCTTCAGAAATTACATTACCAAGTCTTTGTAATTGTTCTGGCGATAGTTTGCCTAATTCTTCATTAGCCATAAATGGTTCCCTCCTTAGAAAGTTTAGTTAGAAAGCCGTGCCTCTTCTATGGCCCTTGCAGTAGCTTCCTTTTTTTCATTTATACATTCTATAAGATAAATTCTATCTTGATAGGCAAGGTTTAAAACATCTGTATAGCTGGTATGCAGATTATCGCTAACATACCAGCATTCCCTAACGAGCTCTTTATAATGTTTAGGCCCATAGGGTGTACCGTCATTAGATGTTTGTGGGTCTAAAAAACTCGGGCCCGAAGCGAAAAAAGGTAGTAATTTCTTCGCCACACTTTGGACAAGTTAGGTAAAGAACATTATCTAAGCCAACCTGCTGATTAAGCTTGTCTATGTTATTTAGAATTTTCTGTAAATCCATTGCAGGTAGGTTGGTAATAATATTTTCAAGTTCAGTCTCTGTCTTCTTTTCACCGTCAACAAGGTCAATATTAGAAAGAAGTCTTACAAGAGTTTCAAAGTCAATTGTAGCTGTCTTGTACTTACGCTTCATATCTTTTACCTTTACTTCCATTTCTTCGACTCTGCGAGGAGAAATGAAGTCAAGAGTAATGCTACGACCACTCTTAGGGAGAGAGAAAACGCGAAGAGCATTTATAGCTTCCTCGTCAAACTCTTTAACGCTAAGTTGGTCAAGCTTAGCAATAGTTTCTATAGTTTCTCCACACTCTGAGCAACGAAGGGCTACCTTGTAGTCTTCGCCATATGTAACAATTCTTAGCTTATGAAGTAAGAACTCATAATCACCGAGGCTCATGTCATATACATGAATAGCAGGTTTTTCAATACAACATCCTTCGATGATATCTGCAAGTGTTTTTAGCGGAGTACTGGAAGGAGAAAGTCTCTTCATCTCATCTCTTGCAGTCATAGAGCGAAGCTCTACATGAGGATTTACATTTTCGCTATAAATTTTTCCCTTTGAAGGGAGCTCATAGCCTTCCATAATAGTGTAATCGGTCTGTCTATCCATAATAATAAGTCCTTTCATTTAATATTCAATTATTATAGTTCTCGATTTTCAAAGTAGTGTTCTAAAATATACCTTATAAGAGCTGATACAGTAATACCTCTGGCATTAGCAGTTTCTTTTAAACGTTCAATCAGCGGTTTTGATGACTCAAAAGTTTGTATAACCTTGTCACTTCTATCTACTTTTTTACGTCCCATTATAAAAGTCCTTTCTCTAAGATATATAGCTTTTGACTACTATATAATTTAGCAGAACAATAAATAGATTTATTAAAAATAAAAAAGAGTAGTAACTTACTACTCTTTTTTATTTTTATTTATTATATATTAGTCAGGCATTACCATAATAGCTCGGTCGTATTGAAGCTCTGCAGTAATCTGTCTCTTGCCGTCGTTTTCTTTGTCGAACTCGCCCTCGCTGATTTTATTAATCCAGCAGCCGTAGAGAGTCCAGCTTCTAACCTGCTCAAAGTCCTGGGTATACTCAATGAGTGTGCAGTTTTTCTTGTAGTCCTTCATGCGGCCACCCTTACGAGTATGAACGTTGTAAGCAAGTGCCTGCCAAGCCATTAGGATAGACTTAGTATCCAAACCAACAACGTCATCAACAGTTATAGAACCTGCCTCATATTCAGGAGTACCAGCGAAGGTAACAGTGTCATTACCACGCTTATACTTAAGAACCTCGAGGCCAAAGTGAGGAACAGGAGCTTTAACTACATTAAGCTTAAGAGTTTCTTGAGCCTTTTTAATTTTATCACTATCAGCAGCCGCGCTATGGTCGCCTGTATAAGCTGCGCTAACGATATTGTCGATATCATCTACGATTAGCGAGAAAAAGCCAGATCTGGCAGCTTCATAGTTAGCGAGGTTGGTGCTGATATGCATAGCAGATAAACTATTTGACATATTCTATAATCTCCTTTCAATTAACCATTTACAACAGCAGAGGTTTCACCGAAAGAATCTTCAAGAGAGATTTCAAGGTCAAAGTCCTCAACAGCTTCGATAGGAATAATTCTAAGCTTAGCTTTTAGAGTTGCTTTCTTATCAGTGTATACCTTGATAATCTTGTAATCTCTTACACCCTGGTCAGCTTTCATTCTTTCGAGGGTAGGTGTAATAGCGTTTACAAAGTTGAACCAGAGAGTATCACTGTTAGGATCGAATGTAAATCTACGGCAAGCAACATAAAGCTGTTTCTTAATTGTGGTGCAGAGCTGTCTGATGTTTAGGAAGTCATCAGCAGTAAGGTCATTACCGCCTGCAGCTGCACCAAGCTCAGCAGCAGTTCTGTTACCCCAGAGGTAATAGCTACCACGGAAGTTAGCAATTACATTACAAGCAAACTTAGGCTGTGCAGAAGCATCTACAATGTTTCTAGGCTCAAGAGCGTTGATAGCAATTTCACCAAGTTTAACATCAGTATGGTCGATTACATAACTAGCAACACCGCGAGTATAACCAGCAGCTGCATACCACTCAGCAAAACCACCACCAAGAGCATTCATAAAGCAAGCAAGATAATGGAATGCGCCAGGGAATTCAACAACATCGCCGGACATTTTGTAGTGTACGCTAGGTACTGTCATAGCACAGTAAGGACCTTCAGTTTTAGTAACCGTAGACATGTTATTGATGCCATCAGCAATAAGCTTTTCAGGTCTGTCTGTAGAATTAGTATCAACATAGCAGTTCTTATCAAGCTCGATAAGCGCAGTACAGTCACCACGACCACCACAAAGAACTACACCTGCATCATCAGTTCTGTAGCAAGCAAGCTTTGCAATAATACCGTTAATCTTATTGAATACGTTTGGTGTAACGGTTGTGTCGTCGTAAGCGTCCACGAAATCTTTCTGAGTATCGTAAGCAGTGATTTTGCCTTCGCTGTTTTCTGTTAGGTTGTTAACTGCCTCAGCATAGCTGTAGGTGGCCGTTCCAGCCTTCCCAGATTCCGTCGATACCTTAAATCCAGTATAACCCTTATCAATTACTTCAGCATAAGCATCCGCATATAGATCAGCAATATCGCCTTGTATATTAACTTTTTCAGTCTCTGTTGCAGTTTTGAGGCTAGCTTCAAGAGTTTTATAAGCATCAGACGCCTCTACATCAGCAATGATCTCAGCAAGTTTTGCTATATCAGCTTTAATTGCTTTCAAACGATCATTTAATGGATCAAATGTATCTTTTTCATAGGTAGTCTTAAGTAAGCCATGGCTAATAAAGCGGAAGTCGTAGCTTGCTTTATCCTTAAAGATTTCCCAGTTAGCTTCAGAGCTAATATCGTCAATAGAGTTAATAGGTAAATAAATAATGGTATATCCAAGACTTAAAAGCTCGGCAGCCATTCTGTTACCATAATGACACTCTGTTCTCGTTGAAGTAACTTCCTTGCCTTCTGCATCTACAGAAGTTACAATAGTGACTTCTTTTTCAATGTCTGTTAGTCCAATAACATCCTCAAAATCCTGTCTAGAACTAAACTCATAAACACCATTAGAGTCAGGAAGCACTACGTCAGCAGGTGTTTTTATAGTCTTACCATCAGCTTCATAAATAGGTGCTAAAACAGGCTCGCGGTTTTTGTAGCCGGCGATTAGAACTGAATAGTTGGCATAACTAGCAGGTGTGCCGGGAGAAGTTCTATCTTTCTCATTAATAAGTATTTTAGGCATACTAATTATATCTCCTTGTTTAATTTAATAACTTTAATTGTTGAAAGTTCTTTTTGCAACTTCAAATAATTTAGCAGATTATTTTATGCTACATTCAAATAAAATTTCTTCTTCTGTAGGGTCAGAAATTTTGTCAGCAGCAGTAACTTCAATACCTACGATACGCCAGTTTTGCTTCTGAGGTATACTAAATAGGAAACCATCTTGAAGCTCCAACTGAATAGTCCACTTATAAAACTGTCCGGCAAATAGATGTGATGGTATATCACTTGTATCAGATACTGTATTAAGTACTCTTAGATTTGCAGTATGTTTTACAACATAATTATTATAAGGAATTTCTATAATAATTTGCGGATTATTTATAAGCTTAAATAGATATTGTCTAACATACTCATCAGCCTCAATTCTTTTCTTTGTGTAAATATCTAACTGATAAGTAGTTTTTACTGGGATAACATTTAAATGAATAGTTGCTGCAGTAGTAGCATCTTGCCCAATTACTAAGCCATCAAAAGATTTATTTTGTTTGATAGTGGATTCTATTTCTAAATCCCTATTTCTTGATATTGCAATTAGAGGTAACTTAAGCGGTTCGTCATTGGTATCTTCAGCATGTAACTGAATTAGTCTATTAGACTCATCTGGTGCTAATACTCTTAGTTTAGAAGAGTCAGCTAGCCAGCCTTTGATTTTTTGAGTAACCGCTTCATCATAGTAGTTTATTGCCATAGTTTGTACCTCCTTATGATTTTAGAGCTACTTGAAGAATTCGACTACCGGGGATAGCTCCATTACCATAGGTAATCAAACTTGCTATTGTATCATACTTAGGGTCCTTAAATAAAAGCACCAAGTTTCCATCATTATCTGTATAAAATGATAAGCTGAGCAGCAGTTTAATACACATATTTTTTAAAGTTGTTTTATACTGCTGTTGTATGTAATTATCCAGAATTATTTCAGACGCATGTAGAGAATAATTTTCAATCAGAAAGTAAGCATCAAGTAGAGTATTTGTTCGCAATTGTTCTTGAGACATATAATGTTTATTGTTAACGATAAATAGCATAGCTTATACCTTACTTAGTTTAGTTACTATACTATTTACTATTGCATCAGCATCAGCCGTTTGTATATGTCCCTTTGGAATAATACTTGAGGTAGCTAGCATAACAACTGCTGCGTTTATCTGCTCAGTATTAAGTCCTTTAAAATAGGGCAGGGCAAGAGCTTTTCTGGCCTCGGTACTATCTGAGTTCATACTAACAGCCAATAATGCCGCATATGCATGTGATACGGAAGTTATTTTGCTAGTAATAGCTGCAACACCAGAGGTATCTACATGAATAGTTTCTTTGGTGTTTTTACCTAAAAGAAGCTTAACTACATCAAGGCTATTAAGTTTAGCACTTTCCATAGAAAAGGCTACTACTTCATCATCACTTGGCATAGGATTTTCTTTTCTAAATACTTTTTCTACGTACTTTTGAGGCTCGTGCTCACCAACACTATCGAAATGACAAAACGTTCTTTTATTTGCTATCTGGTCAGCAGCGGTATAAGTATCTTTGTTTAGGGCAAGTCTACTGCTGCTACTTTGGTATTCTAAGTACTGCTCAATATCTTTTGGTGACTTGTTATATAGATCTTTACAGTAAATTATATTATAATTATTTTGCTGTATAAATTCACTATCAGCAACTAATTTTTTAGCAACAGCATTATAAATAGCTTTAAAGGTAAGTATATTTAGCTTACCACTACGAAGTAATTCTTTTGTAAAATCAAGTGTTATAAAGATAAGAATTTGGTTTGTTTCTTTAATACCAAGTACTTTTAATATTTTTCTTAGCGGTTCACCGATATCTATTAGTTTTGCAGCAATATCGGCTTCCCAGTTTGCTTTAAAAAATTCTTCAAAAAACACCTGCTCTATTTCATAATCAGGTTTTTTGTTTCTAGCAGTTTTATTTTTCTCCAGTCTAGCTTTTAGAAGCTCACTCCAAGCTGCCCAATCACCAGCGCTTGGTAGTGCCTCTTTTACTCGTGTCTTTGGCACCGCTGAGCTAGCAGGAGTAGCAGAAGTGGCTGCAGCATCCGCTGGCGCACCACCACTAAGTAAAGATCTTATATCAACTGAAATAAAATCAGCTTCAAGTAATTTTTCAGACATTAATCATCCTCCTCTCTATCAATAAGCAAAGGCATGTCTTCTTGCTCATGCGCAGCAGAAATTAGACGCTGTTCATCATTTGACTCATATTCAAGAGCTATTTCACAAGCAATTGAAGCAGGATATATCATAATATTTGACATGCTTATTACACGGAACAATCTGCCTTTGCCATTATCTAGTCCGCTAGGGACCTCAAATAAAGCTCCGACTTGAAGGTCAGGTAGGTCATACGGAACATGAATAACTGAAGAGCCTTCTTGAAGCTCTGCAACCCAACCAGCTTTCTTTAATGACTTCTGATCTGGGTGTTCTACAAACAAACAGCCAACAAGAATTTCTGGCTTATAACCTGTTTGTAAGTCGCCATGTACATCATATTCTTTATTTTTAAGAGGAGCCTTATATTTACAATTAATACCATGCAGTGCCGTCATTTGTTTAAACCACATTCTATGTAGTTTTATGTCTTTATTTAGTAAAAGACCATAGTTTGTATTAAGATCTGACATTCTGGCTCCTTTATATTTTTTTGTTAACAACGAGATGGTTATCATCTCGTTGTTAACTTTAATTTTTTTATGCTTAGTTAAAAGATTCAGTAATAAATACTTTATCAACGGTACGACCGGTCATAGTAACTTTAGTACCAAGAGCCTCATTACAACCAATTAGGTTAACAAGTGCATCTTCAGCACTTAGTGCTTCTGTAAATACAAAAGTAGTAGCTTCAGAGTTACCAGACTTAAAAGTAATATTACCTTCTACTGAGAGCTTCTCATTTAAGTAGGAACAGTTAGTAAGTGTAAAGCCTTCAACATTTCCGCAGGTTTCAGCTAAGCTCTTTGCAATCTGACTTTCCAGCGAGGCTTCCTGAAGCTCTTCAATGCCTTCAACGATAGTAGCTAGATCATTTTGTACTTCTAGGCCCTCAGTTGCAGGTGTTTCTTCTTCAGCAGTGTCAGTGCTAGTAGCGCTTTGTGCTCTAAGCATAACACCTTCAAAGTTCTTTTTAATAGTATCAAAATAGTTATCTAGCTGGTCAAGCTCAAGCTTGCCTTCAAAGAACTCACACAAGAAAGCTGCTTTTGGATCCTCTTTATTTTCAGCTAGATAAATAAAAGCGGGACCGTTTTCAGAAAGCATGCTCCAACCCTTTGCAGCAGCCTCAGCGTCTTTGTAAGTGCCTTTCTCTTGAACCTCTTTTGGTACTAAGCCCTTTTGATCATAAGCGGGAGCAGCAGTAAATGGCTTGCCTTTGGCATCTTTACCATCAAAGCCAATAACTAAGAAAGTTTTAAATCTACGGTTTTCTTCTTCTGGAACAACTCCGGTTTTGTCAACTTTTGCTTTGGCATAATCTTTTAGGGCGTTGGCTAGAATCCAGTCTGCTCTTTCTTCTCTGGTTGTAGCATCTTTAGTTAGTGAATCAATAGCAGCAGAAATTTTATTTTTAAAACTACCACCAGCCTGTTTTACTTTTTTTAACAATGCTTTACCAAGGTCTAGCAGATTTCCTTCAGTAAGCAGAGCCTCTTCTAAAGACTCTTCAACTTCAGCTTCTTCTTCTTTCTCGTCATTGAGCATTGCTCTAACAGAAGTGTCAGAAATAGGCTTCTTAAATTCAGGTGTGTTAATGAGTTTTTCAAACTCGTCTGCCGAAACTTCTAGGTCGGCATCTTCATGAAGCTCTTCTGTGAGAGCTTCAATAATATCATCAAGTTCCTTGTCTTCTTCTGAGATCTCTTCTACAGGCTCCGCAGTCTCATCAACTACAGGCTCTTCAATAGTTTCATTTTTAACTGCATCAGGAAGAGCTGCCTCAAGGTCTGCCTTAAAGGCATCAATATTTCTTTGGATAGCAACCTTAACTTGATCGTTAGTTGCTTTTTCAAGCTTCTCTTCCTCTTGAGCAATAGCATCTCTTAGATACTCAATATACTCACTGTGTGCTTTAAGCTTATCATCAAGGTCTTTATCATCAGCTAAGTCTTCTACAAGAGCCTCGCCAGTATGTTCTACAAAGTGTGATTCTTCAACCTCTTCATCAGAAGTTTCGTCTTCAATATTAAGGTCCAGCTCATCAAGATTTAGATCCTCAAAATCCTCACTGTCAGTAAGGTCGTTAGTAGTTTCCTCATCCACAGTTTCCTCGGCAGACTCTTCACTGGTGTCCTCTAGAGGAAGTTCGTCAGTAGGGAGTTCTTCCTCAGCCTCAGCTTCCCCAACTTTACCAACAAGAGTATAGCCAGACTCGTTTCCACAGTGCTGACATACTTCATTTACATTTACAGTTAGTGGATCATCCTCAGATTCTACAATGTCTTCCTTATCTTTATAGAATAGTGTCATACACTGAGGACATTGCATAATATATTTACCAACATAGGAAGTTAGTAAGTCCTCAGGCGAATCAGCATCAAGATCAACAATTTTCTCAATACGAGCAAGCTTAGCTTTTGCAACTTCTGCTTCACGTGCTTCTTGAGCATCTGTTAAATCTTCAGAATTGTTGATATCATAGTATTCTTCAAACAAAGAATCAAACTTAGTCTTGCGAGAGAAGATCTCTGTAAGTGCAGGTCTATTAGCTCTAATACCTGGTTCTGCTACTGGAATATCTATCTCATCAAGAGCCTTGAAAGCTGACTCAAAGTCAAATTTAGTGACAGATTCTTTCATTTATATTTCTCCTTAGTTTATTAATCGATTAAGTAAGTCATGTTAGAGTTTACACGAAGTATCTCACGCAGTTCTTTTAACTCAGTGTTACCCTCTTCAAGAATTTTATCGCCGTCTTGTGTCCAAAGAGCATTAGACTGAGCAAAACGTGTTCTAATTCTACCTAGAACTACTTTTGTAAGAGCAACACAGTATTTAATTAAGATATCAATCCAATAGTCACTTTTAATATCTTCAACAGAGTTTAGCTTTGGAATATACTCTATTGTAACCATACTAGGTGCACTATTGGCTCTATTAATATATAATTTTTTATTGTGGCGGTCTTCTTTAAAAGCCATGTCAGTAGACATAGTATTTTTCATCTGGCTTAATGACATCCAAGAAGCATAGTTCATTACATAGTCTTGTAAGTTATACATAGTACCACCATTGCTAAAAATAGCAAATTGAGCGAGCTGAATGGGATCATTCATAACAGACACGCCACCTTCCATATCACCAAAGCCTTCAGTTCTGTATACTTTTACAATAGAACTTACTTTTTCTTTAAAAAAGTCGCCGTCAAGGTCGATACAGGAAGCAAATGGTACTCTAATAAGTGTAGTCTCGTCCCAAAACCTTTCGAGCTCTCTTAACGCCTTTTTAATAACTGAAACTAGCGTTTCATCTGTTATTTCCATATCAAGTATGTAGCCAGTTAGCTCTAATTTAACTTCATCAATAATATCTTCAAGTTTCATTATTTTAACTCCTTGCTAACTAATCAATTAATTTAGCAAATAATTTTAATAATGTATAAGAAAAGCACGCAGCTTTTACACTGCGTGCTTCATTAATTGGTTTATTAGCGTTAGTTAGTCAGCAATTAGTCAACGATCTTACCGGAAACAAGGAGAGCCTCGTTAAGGAGTGCCTTAGCATACCAAGTGCTGAAGCCCTGTGCCATACCGCCATCGGGAGTACCGAGAAGCTGAGTAGGAACGATTGCCATGTAAGGAGCGTAAACACCAGCAGAGCTCATCATGTCGTTACCGTTGAGGCCGAGGAAGAATTCACCCTTGCCAAGGATAGGAGAAACGTAAACGTTAAGGCCGTCAAGCTCACCAACCTTGTAAGGACCATTCATCTTAGCGTTCTTAACAGCAGTAAAGCCGTTAACGAAACGGAGAACAGGAAGAACGTCAGAAGCGATTACCATGTAGTTAGGATGGAACTTCTTGGTTCTGTTATAGATAACCATCTTAGCTTCTTCGATAACTTCAAGGAAGCCGTTGTAGTGCTCGAACTTAGAAACGCCAGCAGGAAGTGTCTTAGACCACTCTCTAACACCCTCGAGTTTCTTAGAGCCCTGGTAAAGCATGTCAACGATCTCAGTGTCGATTTCGTAAGCGAGCTCACCGCAAGCCTGCTCAGCGATCTGCTTGTCAAGAGAGAAGCCATAGTCAGTCTTAGCCTGGAAAGCAGTGATCTGGTCGTAACGAACAGCAATTCTACGAGGCTCAGCAACGAGAGGAATGTGCTTCATGCGAGGACCGATAGTAGGAATGTTCTCAGCAGGAACTTTCTCCATCTGATACTCCATAGCCTTGTAAGCAACTCTGTCGCCTGCCTTAGGAGTGTAGGAAGTCTCATACTTGCCGTTTACCTTGTAAGCAGCAGTCTTAACAGTCTTGGTCTCTTCATCGAAGTACTTGAAGCCTTCAGGATCAATTTCGCTAGCCTCGAATGCAAGAGCAACATTACCATCTTCGTCAGCAACAAGAGTTTCAACAACGATCTGGGAAGTGTAGCTCATACGCTCAGTGCTCATTTCACCAAGACCGAATACACCGTTAAGAACCTTACCCTGCATACCAGCCTTGTCAGAAAGTGCTACGTACTCAAGGTAAGCAACAGAACCAGAGTAACTGGTCATAGGATGAACGATAACGAGGTCGTTAGCGATAAGAGAAGGAACAGCGATGTTGGTGAGGTTCAAGCAGAACTTCTTCCAAGCGCCAAGCTGGCTACGGTCAGTAGCGTTGCCAAGAGCACCGATATCCATAGACTCGGTCATCCAACGGTTAGTGTTGTCAAGAAGAACAGCAGTAGTAAGTGCTGTGTTAGAAGAAATAGTCTTGCCTTCAAAGTTCTTAGCTACATAAGCTTCAGCAACCTTGAGCTGACGAGAATAAGTCTCAAGAAGATTTTGTTTCATAATATACCTCTTTCTAAAAGTAATAATTAGTTTTTGTTTTTTGTTTAGATTTTGTGTTTAAGCTTTCTGGTTTATTTCTTCAATCCGGCAAGCTCGAGAAGGTCACTAAGGTCATCGTCGTCATAATTATTCTTAGCAGGTCTAGATACAGATTCAGCTATACGAGCAGATGTTTTAGTTCTTCCACCGAAAGGAAGTCTACTGAAATTGACAGTAGAATCAAGAATTTTGTCACAAACAGCATCAACATCTGAGAGAGTAAAGTTCTCATTGAGGCGGCTTGTAATTTCTGAAGGTGCAACACCGAGCATGTCAGCTTTAGATTTTACATACTTATTGAGTGACTCAATATAGCGTGCTTTATAAGCTTTTGCAAGGTTTGTTCTTTCCTGAAGTTTTTCAGTATAAACTTTTGTTTGACCTTCAAGTTTAGCTTCAAGAGCTTTAGACTCTTTAGTAAGTCTAGACACTTCTTCATTTAAGCGTCTTTCATTTGCCTTATTGCCTTCAATGCTCTCTTTTAGCTGTTGTGCTTTATTAACCTTTTCAGTTAATACTTTTACATTTTGTTGCGATTGGTTAAGTTTTTCTGTGAGCTCTTCAACTTTTGCAATTAGCTCAGGAACTTTTGCAGCTTCTGCACTAGTATTTCTAAATGCAGTTCTGTACCGGCCAAGCTTTTCTTGTAACTCTTGTTCTTTGGCATCGCCAACTGCTTTAGCTTTACGCAAATCACTAAGTTCGGTTTCCAAAGCTTCTTTCTGTCTGACCATCTCTTTCAAGCTCTCAATGACCTCGTCATCTCCGTCATCGTCGGCTGTGCCTTCATCATTGGTTACTTCTTCGATGGTTTCAACAGGAATTTCATCAGTTTCAGTCTCTATATTTGAATCTGCGACTTCTGAAGGTTCTTCTTCAGCTTCGCAGGATTTCACATTAAGAACAAGAACATCATCGTCTATGTAATGTTCGATATTATCTACAGGAGCAACTTCTCCATTGGCATCAGTAGCCTCGAATTCTACTTTAGTATCTTCGTCGAATTCTTTAAGCAACTCGATAGCATCTCCGACAGTGCTGACATCCGCTTCACCGTCACCGGTTACATCAACTACTTCAGGCTCTTCTACCTCTGCTTCTTCTGCTTCTACAGGAACTTCTTCATCAGTAGGTTCAGCTACATCAGCTTCTTCAGTAGCTTCCTCAGTAGTCTCTTCTTCGGCTTCCTCAGTTTCCTCTTCAGCAGGCATCTCTTCTGTTAGAATCTCTTCATCGTCTGCCCAAGGAATATCCTCAGCAGTAAGTCTAGTTGACTCTTCGATAGGTGCCTCGTCAGAGATTTCATTTTCAATATCAATATTTAAATTTTCTAGTGCCTTTTTCATAGTATCTTTATCCTCTTCTTTTGCAGCCTTATAAGACTCAGCTAAAGCTTTCTTAAGCTTAAGGCCTTCAGAGTCTAAAGATTCACAAACATTAAGTCTTGCTTTTTTAACTGCAGGTAGTTGAACAATATCCCAAGTTTCCAAAAAGAATGTTTCTGGGTCAACCTGGTTGTTGTCCATTACATCACCGGAACCACGTGAACTGATTCCAGGAACAAATCCATAATCTACGAGCGTTTTTAGCAGTCTACCGTTAGGAGTATCTAGAATATCAACATAAGCACAAAGGTCGTCGCCGACAATCTTTGGCACCTCAGGAATACAAGCACATGCCTGCTTCATATCTGTCTCTTCTCTATCAGCGGGATGACCGAGTTCTAGGAAAAGTGCTTTAGTAGCTACCTTCTCTAAAAAGATGTCATCTTGTAGGGCTCTCTCCCAAAGTGGCTTGTTGTAAAGTCTACCGTTTCTGGTGCTTTCAACACACGTAGCAATAGGACCATACAATCTGCCTAAAATATGTCTAGAGGCCATCTCCTCAGGTGATAGTGGCTGCATCTGTAACGCTTCAAGAATTCTTTTTTTATTTAAATCCATAATCGTCCTCTTAGTTACAGCGTTCTAAATAATTTAGCAGATAATAAATTAATAATTAAATAATTTAATAATAATTTTTATTACTCAGCAGGAACAAAGTCAGGGTCAGCCGTACCGCACTTTGTGCAAACACCGTCTACGAATTCGTGCTCGCACACAGGGGCTTCCTCTACCTCAGGCTCTTCAGTCTTAGCAACAAAAACTTCTGCAAAAGCTTCATCCGTAATGAGTGCCTCATCGGCAGGGGTTCCATCATCGTTGTATGTAGGAACAAAGTTATCACCGGTGCCATAGAACTTACCTTCGTACTGGTATATAAGCTTATTAGCTCCGATTGTATTAGAAGTAATTACAAAGTCATCATCAGCGGGTACACCAGTCTTAGATGCTCTGAACTCTCTTACTCCGTTATCAACAACTTCATAAATTAGTTTGTAGCCGTTCTCAAGCTTCATTTTTAACTCTCCTTATAGGTGATAATTTTTAATTAATTTAATTTAAGATGTTTAATTACACATCTTTATGATCAATTAATTTAGCTAATATTTTTGTATTAAAATTAAATAAAAAATAAACTATATTATTTTTTATTAATATAGTTTATTTTTTATATTATATTTTTAATTTAGTGCGTCACGTCGACCGCTGATATGCTCGAGTACAAGTAAATCTGACTTGAGTAGCTTTAGCAGAGCGATGCACTGATCAAACTCGCCAGTGCTGTAATAGCTGTTTAGCACTCTTGAAATTTCTTCGGCGCGTACTTCTCGCTGAAAAATTTCTTTATTTGTCGGAAGCTTTCTTCCATACAGGGTGATTTGTACTAGTAGACAGGCAAGTGTTGTAATAACCTCATCAGTATCATAAATGTCTTTTACAATATTATGATATAGAGGTGATTTCTTCTGGTTGTGTTTTTTACGAAGCATTTCATAAAAATTAGCAACCTCAATACCACGGTTGTCTAAGATAAACTTTAGCACTTCCATAGGAATTTCTTTGCTCGTTACAAGCTTCCTCATAGGCTTATCTATATTGATTCCCTTGTCTTCAAGTGAGACCAGGATAGTCAAACAATCATTTTTTGTAATCATTATAATATATACCTTTCAAATATCCATTAGTTATTTTCAGAGAAATCTTTTTCCGCATCTAAGTCACTTGGTGAGGGGAGGTCATCTTCAGTAAGAATTATATTACTAAGAACATCCTGCTCCTCTAACAACAAATCACCGGTGCCTACATTAAATGCTTCTAGATTAAGTTCCTCAAGTGAGCCCAAATCTATATCTTCTGCTGGTTCCTCGGCTGCTTCTGTTTCCACTTCTGTATCTTCTGCTGTGGTGTTTTCTTCATTTTCAGCTTCGAGAGCTGCTTCAGCAGCGGCTTCTTCAATAGCCTTAATTTCGGCATCTATTTCCACATTAATATCATCGCCATAGTCAAGTCCAGCAAGAAGAGCTTTTAAGATACGCAGACGTCTAGGCTTATCTTCAATATCAGTAAATAATCCCTGCATACTGCTGATTGCATTAATCTTGTTAGAAAGGTCAGCACGGTAGTCAATTTCTTCCTGAGTGATAGGCGCTTTCATTTTAAGAGTAAAGTTATTGAGATAGCTCTTGAGGCCCTTGTTAAGAAGGAAAAGATTGATAGCGTCTGTGAGTGCCTGAATCATTGCATTCTGAACTCTCTTAACACCTTTAGCATAAACGCTAGAAAGAATAGTAAGAGAAGTACCCCCATTAAAGCCTGCACCATCGTCGGTCCAGCCAAAGTACTGCTTAGGAATACCATAAGAAGAATAGAACTTATTATTCCACCAGTCAAGGTCAGCGAGGTTCTTTACTTCAACATCACCGCCGACTGCTTCTACGGTAATATTTCCTTGGCCACCGTGTGTTGCAAAATAAATATTATTTTCCATTGGGCCTGGGTTGTTATACTCATTCATTGAGTTGCCAACGTTTAGAGCACTCTTTTGCTCCATCATTTCCTTAACGCGACGTAGGGTTTGCTGAACTTGTTCTTTCGGCATGTCACCGACTTCTACGCCAACTTTACGTACTACACTTGAACGGGTAATTCTGTTTAAGAGTGCGGCGCTTTCAAGTAGTGCTTTCTCTCGCCAAATCTTATAAGAATCGTATAGAAGTGATTTACCACGTCTAACACTATAAGATTGGCTCTTTGTACCATCAGCATCGATAAACAAATCAACAGTTTCTGGGTATCTAGTAAAGTTATCTTCAAGACAGGCGTGAACAAAGTCATCAGCTTGGAATACATTTACATCTGCAGACTTCATTCTAAAGTTATATGTACCAGAAGCAGTTACACCTGTAAAAGCTGATGTATTATCTACGGTAGATGTTTCATTTGGTGTTTCTATATAGCCGTAGGTTTTACCAAATTTGGTAAGCTCAAACATTGTGCCAGGGTCATCTACTGCTTCTACATAGTAGCTGTATGGGTCTGAAGCGGTGTGTAAATTAAGTTTAACTGCCTCATCAAGAGTCTCTTTCTTAGGCTCTTCATCTATACTTATATCAAAAGCTTCATTAAGTGTATTTCTCGCAGAATATACTTTATCAATGTTATCAGTCTTAAATAATGCATCGGCATAGTCTGACTCTCGATAAAGTCGTAGGTACACATCACCGTATTTTAATAGTGCATACGTCCAGCCAAACATATTTTTATCTGCATTCATGGTGTTTAGCAAGTAGTTAACAAATTTACTAACTTTTGGGTCGCTAGCCTCACACCAAATAACATGTCCATTGTCTGCAGGCTCACAGACATCTTCTGCATACGTTCTTAATATCGAGGCGACAGAAGAATCCTGAGCCATAGTATCAATTAACTGATATATCTGGTCACGTGAATTTGAGATACTGGTAAAGTTCTCAAGTGCTGCAACATCAAGCTTGCTATTTAAGCCAGCTTCTATAATATTGTCTACTAAAGTTTTATTGACGTCAATATCTAGCGTGGTCGTATTGTCAAGTGTTATTGGTTGTGTCTGACTGCCGACTAGCGCATGCGACGTTTTAGTTGTAGTATTTTCCGCCATAATCTATGGTCTCCTTATAAAATAATTATACCATTCAAAATATCTTGGTATGTTTCATATTCTTTTTTCTTTTGATAATCTACTTTCTCAACGGCTATAGCATTATCCATATAAATCCTAGTTAGCTCTTCCTGGAACTCGAGGATCATTTGTTGTTTTCTAAAGTCATCTGCTACCGCATTAACTTCCAAGGATGTTTCAAGGCTCTCGCCATAATCGTAAGAGTATTCTTCTGCAAATTCGCTTGCAAGGAAGAGTGCACCACACACGGCGTCGGCCTGGTCTTTTGAGAAGTTTTGAGGGTGATCGATATGACCATCAGAAAGTCTTTCCAAACTAACTATCTCGTTAGTAAGTAATTCACAATCTTTATATAACTGCAGGTGTCTTTCATATATTGCAGATTTAAAGAAAGCATATGGTAAGCATTGTTTTGTAGCACTATCTACGCGGTCCACAGATAAGATTTTAGTATTAAAATTATCTGCTTTAAGTTGCTGTTGAATCTGCGCAGATTGATAAGTATCGCTTGATACTCCTTTGATTGCAAAGCCTCGGTCACGAAGCCAGCGTATAAAGTTTCTATTCTTCTCAAAGCTTACTTGGAAACCTTTAGGTGCCTTAACAGAAACAGAGAACGCGACCTTGAATTCAAGTTCTTTGCTTGGGTCATTTGTTCCGGCTTGTGGTGGCCTTTTACCTGTTATCCAGATACCGGCGATACCAGTTTTGTCTCCAGAAAGCGACATATCGAGATGTATAAACAGAGGTCTTGAAAGATCTCGTGGATTTACTCTTGATATATCAAAGAAGTTAGAATACTGTAATATATCATCTGGGCTGTTGCCAACTTCGATAATATCTTTTGTAAATGGATTTTTATATGTGTCTGTCTTAATCTGATTTAAACGAACACCGGAGATATACTTAGTAGAACTTGAAGTAGAAATACCGGCGTTATCAGTGAGCGCAAGGTCAATGTTATCTTCAAAAGCTTCTCTATAAATCGGAGGAACTTTTAGCATGAAATAACCTTTTTCTCTGTATGCATTTATTTCATCTTCTGTCGCTCCGACTGGAAGTAGCTCATGTGCTAGGAACTTATTTCCGACAGCAACATAGAAGCTTCCTGGGTCATCCGGCGAACCTTTATCATTTCTGACTATCCACTGAGGTTCGTCAACAATTAGAGTAGTTTTACTCTCATTTTGGCGTTTCATTTCAATATAAGATTCCATGAAAGCCTGTTCAGAGTCTTTTGATGAAGCGATAATATTCATCGTAGGAAGGTAGGTACCTTTACCAAAACGAGAAATCATACGGGCGTCGATCTGAGAAATCATTTTCTTAAGCTTAGCTTTTTGTTTCTCTACATTATTACCGACACCGAAGTTAACTTCATCCGAGAAGTTAGAGAATAGTGCACGACCAACTACGTGTCTATTACTAGAACCGAATACAAGCTCAATTCCTTTAGGCGGTTGCCACTGAGGGTTTGTCCTACTAGCATTCATATTGCCTCGTTCCATGAACCAATCAGAGCTTTGGAGCAGCTGCTGCATCTTATCCCAGCCGACACCTTGTGCTGCTTCCAATGTTACGTTTAACATTGAAAATGTGATTTTATCGATAGGCTGGAGGCCATAATAAGTATAAGGATCTTTTAAGCAAAGCATTCTATACAGCAGGTAAAGCTGACAAACGACTGCAATAAAAGACTTACCAAGACCGATAGAACCAGTTAATACAATAGTATTATATCTAGTTGTCAAGTTATCTGGAAATATCTCTTTAAGCTTTTCTATCCAGTACGGGAATACTGTGCACTTTCTTTCTCCAGTAAACTCATCTTTTATGTAGAGGCCTCGGCCGAGATAACGTTCATCAGAGATAAACGTCATAATATCTACTGGGATTTCTTCATAGTCAGAGTATTTAAGATCTTCTAATATACCGGAGAAACCTTCTTGTGAGTACTCTTTTAAAATTTCAAGGGCGAGAGCTCTTTCCTCAGGAGATAGATTATTTAGTTGTTCTAAATTTAGTTCGTTTGATATCATCAATTCGAAAATCTCCTATCTATATATTATACAATATTTTAAAAATAGTTAGTTTTTATTCTGTTTATCGTTTTCTTCTGAATCTTCCTTAGGTGCCTCTTTAGGTTCCTCAGCAGGTTCTTCAACCTTTTTAGTAGGCTTTTCCTCAGGTTTTTCTTCCTCAGGCTTTTCAGCTTTCTGTTTACCGCCAGTTCCAGTAACAGGATTTTTATTAGAACCTTTCTGGAATTTACCGCGGTTCTTACCGTATTCATTAACTATATCAATAAGGTCTTTTCCTGTTTCGAGATCTTCGTTGTCGGCCACAAGTCCATTCTCAGCAGCCTCATCAGCAGGAACTCCATATAGTTTAGGGAACACAAGTTTCAAGAAAGCTTCTGGCTTTTTCTCTGATAGGAAGTGACAATAGTTATTTATAACTGACGCAACTTTGAGCATCCAGTCGCCATTACTGAGAACAAGTAGGATATGTTTACAACCTCTTCCCTTATCATCATTTGGGTTAGCGATTCCTTTACCAGGGCCAGGGTCGGCAGAAGAATCATCTACAGAAACATTTTTTATAATGTTCCAGTGTGCAAAGCGATATTTAAAGTCAGGACAGGTGCATTTTACATAAACATCTGTAGTATTAAAAACTTTTGTGAGTGACTGAACTATTGTTCGGAATTCCATCTTATTGTTGTTGTTTTTAATATTTTTCTGCATTTCTCCAATGACGCCTTCGATTTTGATGGTAACAGTGTACTCATCATTTTCACCGACAACAGGAATATTTACTTGAAGTATATCTTGTTTGAACAGCTTGTTCATATCTATTTCATTATAATTCTTAACAGCGTTAGCAATCTTAGAATACTTCTTACGTTCCATTCTATTTTTGCCACGCTCTTGGTTTTTATAGGCCCCAGCATTTCTAGATTGGGCTATCAAAGAAGTTCTGTTTGCCTCAGTCAGCTTAAGAAGCTCTGATAAGCATTGTTCTTGCAAAGTTTGTTTTCTCATTGCTGGACTATCCTTTCAAAATGTTCTACTGTATAATTTAGCAAATAAATTTAATAAAAATAAAGCACTCTATCAAAAATAGAGTGCTTTTACTTTATATTTTAAGAGTACCTCGGATATTATAGTATTTCTTAGGTATTTTGTTCATTGCTATATCAAGTGTATTTGAGAAGTCATACTTTCCATTTTCATTTGCATGGACTTCAATAACAAATGGAAGTCTTCTTATCGCACTTAACGCAGCGTCAACCTCAGAAGCCTTTAGATTATATATAAAGAACATTCCGTTATCTTGGATAACTGGCTGTGTGCCGGCAGCTCTAAAAAGCTGGTTATAAATATCAACTCTTTGCTGTCTATCGAGTTTTTCCTCAAGAGATAATCTCTTTGATACAAGCTCATTTCTGTAGTCTTTTAGCTGGTCCAAATATCCTTTATTACGAAGCTCTTTAAAAGTTAAATTTTCTGTAGAGTATTCACCTTTCGAGATGCCTTTTTTACGGAGTTTATCATATATCTCTTCTAGCATCTTAACTACTTTCTTTTCATCTTCAAGCTTATCTGCTTTTATATCATCAATAAGTTTTTTACACTTATCTTCCCACTCATCAACAAGTTTGTTTAGTGCTTCCTTGTCATAGTCTGGGATATCTTCGTGAACAGGCTTTTTAATCCACTTATTTTTCTTTACGGAATAAACACCATTGCTTACTCTTGTGCTCTCCTCAGTTTCAACAAAGATTTCAAGCGGAATGCCAAACAATTTGATATCTAAATTTTTATTAAATAGTGAACGATATGCACTATATAGAGCATTTGCTATATCGGTAGAGTAGTCAGCGGCTTTAGCGTTAGCAAGAACGTGAAGGTCAATATCACTATCTTTTGTATAATTATAGCTAGCATTAGAGCCAATCATAAGGATATCATCAACTTTTATTTTAACATCCTGCTCTTTAAGGTCTGCTAAAAATTCGTCGACAATTTCAAGCATCTTATCTCTTACTTGATCTTTTAGCAACTCTTCTTTTGTAAAGAGCTTATTGTTTAAGCTATCATGTTTCTCAATAGCTTCGGTTAGTTCTGTTTTAGACTGCTCGCCAAGCTCTTGCTCAATTAACTTGGTTACTGTAACACGGTCACATAGATTTGCAATATACTGCGCGTCAGTTAACCAAACATTTTTAGCGATATTTTGTAAATCTTGTGAGGTATAGCCCCAATTTTTTAGAGTTCTTTTTAATTGGTCAATTAGCTCTTTCCAATCAATTGCTACAGCAACGATAAGATACTTTAAAGCTACATCAGCTTTTTGCTGTGGTGGATTCTTAGACTTTCTTTGAACTTTGTTATAAGAAGCCACCGATTTATCATACTTAGCTTTACTACAGTTATATGCAATACCCCAAGGCGTTTCATTAAAGTGAGCTTTATTCCAAGTATCGCGCTCAGGTGTGTTCTGTTTTGCTTCATAACTTAATTTTGCTGTTAGAAGTTTTTCAATATCTTCTTGTGTAGGTATTACTAATTTAGGGTCTGTAATCACTGGCGCCGCCATATTAATCCTCCATTCTATCTAGTCGCATAGGAATAACAAACTTGAGATTACAACCGTCACAACATCTGCCATCATCTGCAGACATAAAAGGCTCAGGGTTATTTCCATGACCTTCGATAGGTTCACCACAAATACAACAAAAGCTTTCTTTTGCTTCTGTTAGTTTTTCACCAAATACATTAACAGCGTCAAAATCAAGATTAAAGAAGCTCTCCTCAAGTTCTGTTGCGTCTGTCATTCTATCCTCATACTCTGCCTTAAATTCTTTTTCAGGAGCTTTGTCCACGTTAGCAAAGTGTTTACGGTCCTCTTCTTTCTTAATTGAGAGGTCGTAGTCCATTACTTTTACTCTATTTTTATCATAAAGAATACCATCATCATAATAATAAATAATGTCACTATTCATAAGTTTAGTTACATCTTTATCATCTCCAAGATTATTTAGAGTATAAACAGAGCAGTTAGCATTATCTAGTTCAATAAGAGCTTTTAAGATCTCAGCTTTATTTGAACAGAAGATATTTTGAGGACGAATATAGTATCTACGAACGTAACGTTTAGCCTCCTTTAGCTCAACACTTTCAGTCATACCACAGCCTTCAGTGCCTTCAGCAGAAGTCTCCACACAGTCTGTCCCCATAGCCTGATTGAATCTACCTATATTTAAAGAAATATCACCAGTTGTATATGTGATAGAATCATAAGGCTTTTTCTTAGTTTTTAGTTTTTTCTCCTCTGTAATAGGAGTTTTATTTATTTTCATTGAAAGATACTCTCCTTCTTGTTATTTACAAAGAAAGACGACCACAGCAACGGTGAAAGGCTAAGTCCGCCGCCGCGACCGTCATATAATTTAGCAAATAAAGAAAAGCACTCTAAATATTTAGAGTGCTTTTATTGTTAATTGTATAAGTCTTTGTCGGTAAGTGGCTCACCTGTTGGCTCGTCAAAATCTACAAAGTACTCAAAAGGTTCACTAATATCGAGGTCTATTGTTTTTGCTTGAGTATTTTCGTCTTCCGGCTCAAACATTATATCAGGTTCTGCCTGAGGTTCTATTTTAACAACTTCCGGTTCTTTAACGTGTACAACATCTTGTGTAGTATAATTGATATCATCTAGATTTTCTAGACTTCCAATGAATACATAGTAACTCGTAATCAGGTTTTTTAGGAGCTGCTTTACTTTTTTGCCTTCATCAGAGTCAGCTATATTAGCGAGCTGTGTCTGAAGTTGCTCAATATCTTGCCAGCTTTTACTACAGAGCTCATCAATAAAATCTTTTGTTACCGTAAGTTTATCTTTTAATTCTACCATATATACCTTAACCTCATTTATCAGAAGGAATACTGCATAGTACCACCACGACCTTTTAGGTCACGAGGAAGTCTTGGTGCGTTAACACCATTACGCCATAGATACCAAACAAAACCAGGAACAGTGTAGGACAATGCTTTTGGCCCGTCCCACCAATCTTCCATGTCAGAGTCGGTCATAATAACAACGTTAGTTGCTTCAGTTGTTATTATGTTTTTAATTATGTCGTTCCAGGCACGGGTACCACCTTCTGCTCTTGCTGATGCAGCATCAGTATGAACATGATTAGAAAAATAGTAAATATTGATTTTTATCTTACCATCTTCTTGCATTTTTGCAAGAGCTTCTACTGCCTGATTTCCTACTTCTACATCGCTCTCATCCCAAGAACCAGACTGGTCAAAATAGAAATCGATGATAGGAATTTTTTTATTTGGAAGCTCATTAATTTTCTGTCCTTGTCTAAGAACACCTGCACCACTATTTCTACGACTTATTGCAGACCAAGTGTCATCACGCTCTTCTTCGTAAGAAACCTGTAAAGCAATACCACGCTGCAAGCTATCCATAAACGCTTGGAAACCTTGGAACGAGCTTCTGGATTTTGTTTTATATTTGTCTGCTTCTTTTTCTCTTGCTTTAATTGCTTGAGTTTCAGCTCTTATTTGAGCTGCATCTTCTGCTGAAAGTTCCGCCTGTGTTTTACTACTCGCCAAGTCAGTTTTTATCTCTTGAGCTCTTGCTTGACGATCTTCTTCGGAAGAATACGTCAAATCACCAGTACCAAGAGCATCTATAGCATCGAATACTCTGTTAACTAATTGATTAAACTCTTCATCTGACACGTCTGCAATATTTTTTGCAACAGCCTCTGTGAGAGCTTCAAGTGCCTCAATAGCGCTTTCGAGCTCAGATATAAGTGCTTTTGATGCACCGCGTTCATTAGCTTTTCTCAAAGCTTCTTTTGCTGCAAGCAACGTGCGCTCTCTTTTTACTTTACGAGCCTCTGCCTTACTGCTAATGCCATTATCAGTCATAGCATCTCGAGTATCGTCGTCTAGCCAATCATGCTCATCTGGAAATTCTTCTTCATCGCTAAATTCAGCCTCTTCATCTGAATCTTCAGTTTCGTCAGCTATCTCAGACTCACCGTCTAACTCCGTGTTAGTATCCTCAGAGTTTTCACCTTCCTCAGAATCTTCCTCAGAATCTTCCTCAGAAGAATCTTCAGCTTCTTCCTCTTCTACTTCTTCAGAATTTTCAGTTTCGCTTGTTTCTTTAGTATCACCAGTATCGGCGCTTTCAGAGTCGTCAGTATCATCTTGCTCAGAGCTCTCGTCGGAGCCATCAAAGTCACTTGACTCCCCTGACTCACTTGAGTCCTCTGAATTGCTCTGGTTATCTTGGCCCCTTGTTTCAGGCTCTTCCTCATCTTCAGCTTTATTGTGTTTTATTTTATCGAGTAGCTTTTCTTCATCTTCTACTTCAAGGTCATCCCCACCGCCTTTTGGATGGTGTTTTACTGAAGGCTGCAGCAAATCAGGGTCAATCTCTACTTCGATCTCTCCTCCGTTTCCGTTAAGGTCCGGACCACCACCTGCGCCTCCAGAGCC